TTATATATTTAGTATAAGATAATGATTTGTTATGTGTTAATAAATCCAAGGCTTTCCATACTGTTTTATCAATCATATAAGATTTTCTATTATACGCTATTATGTATCCTTGTTCGTCACATATAGCAGTAATTGCTTCTGTTTTCTCAATAATGTCGTGCAACACTGCTGTAATTTTCTCTTCATTAGTATTCATCATGTCCATTACTGCTAGCGGATGAGTGATGTAGGGCTCTCTTGACATAATAGGTTCACCAGTTTTCTTATAAATTTGAGTCTTGTCTAACGAATAAGTTGGGTTACTTTCTAAATGTCTAAATATATATTGCTCATTTGCGTTTGCTCTTCTAGGATTGCGCCACTGTCCTTTATGTGCCGCTTCGGCAAGTTTTATTGCCTCTTTTAAAGTTATCATAAATTTCCTTTCATTATATTAGTTTTATAAAAATGCTTTCGAAACATAAAACCCAAATATGTCGTTTATTACATCAGTACAAATGTCATAAACTTCAATCATTGCTTTGTCTGTATGATGTTCTGAATTTAAAATTTTATTCCACCTTTTTAGTTTTAGCTTGTTTCTTTTATTTTTATGTGTCATTCAGTATCCTTTCTAAATTTGCGGTAATACTTGTGCTTACCTATGGTTCCTACCAACTGATAATGCAGTGCCCAAAATGGATTGACATAAGTTGCATGATAAAATAGAGATCCTTCTGTGATTCCTCGGAACACCATATACTTATATATTTGAACTGCTAGTAGTTTTGCTTTTTCCCAGGCATCTTGATCGAGTGGTATGTCCGGTTTGCCGTCACAAAACCAGCTGAACTGACACCTATTCCTAAGTGGAATTCGTTTACCATTGATTTGTAATTGCCACTTAGATATTTTACCCTGCTTGACTACTTTACAAATGGTGTTTGGATAATCTGCTGATCTGACTCGATTCAAAACTACATCTGCCACTGCTGCTTGATCAGCTAAATTGGAGCTTCGTGCTTCGTAGTATATATTCAATGCAAGGCACTTTAATTGCTTGTCAATTACAGTAGCATTAGATAAAGTTGTTAAATAAGCCAGTAGTAATAAGTGCTTAAAAATAGTCATAATGGTATCCTTTTGGTTAGATTGCATTAGTATTGAAGTATTAGTTAAAAATAATACATAAGTACTAAGTAAGGTATAAGGGAAAATGAATTATATAGTATTGAGTTTTCTGGTAATTTATTCTATAAATCCATCATGTACCATTTTGGTTTGAAATTTAATAGGAAGTTGATCGTACACTTCTTTTTTAAATTTTGCTTTAGCTTTAACCCATTTTTTGGCTCTGCCATTTTTATCTGTAAAACTGCTCAGTTCCCAGCATTTTGGTTTAATTCGTTCATAGTATGGAAATTTATAGAGTTCTCCGTCTTTAAAACAATAGTATATTTTTGTGATTGGACTAAATTTGATTCCGTTAAATTCTTTCATATGTGTTCCTTAATAGTTTATTTGCCTTCATATTGCCACATTACTGCGTTACAGTATGCGTGTACCGCTCCTTCAGTCATTTCTGTTGTATGATTATGCTGTAGATGAATGGGATAGCGTAGAAAATTTGGTGGAAATAAATCCCAATTGATTGGTTTATCTGTGACACTCTTTGGAGGACCTAATGCTAAAGATACTTTACAATAAGCACATAAATTGTTCTGTTGTAATGTATATTGAGCACGAACTAATCTTCGTTCGAATGCAGCTAAATCATTATAGTTTACTGGTAGTTTGTACTGTTTTGGTAATTTTATCATAGCTATTTCTTAATAGTTGAAATTGGATATTCTGTAGCCCTGTCGTATCCTAGAATATCATGAATCTTTTGGTGACAGCCGTCCGATCCTCCGCATAAAATGACAACATCATTAAGTTCTTCACGAGTTAATCGTATATAAGTGACGTGGTGACAGCTTAACATCCATGTTGATCCACAGCATTCACATTTGTATTGTGCTAGAATCATACGCTTATCTCTTAATTTCCACCATTCTGAGGAATTAAGGTAAGTCTGTTTGACTTCAGCGCTAATAAACATAGTAGACTTAATGGGTTGCAAATCCCATAATTCTGCAGTACTATCCTTATGTTTAGAAGAAATAGGTTTATTCACTTTTGGTGTTTGTTTTGCTATATATTCTTTAAAATGTCTAGTAAAAAATTCTTTATCAGATTCTTCTGGTGGCTCAAAAGTACTTGTATGGTACAAATAAGAGGATACGATCCATAAAATAATAATGATAATTAGCCAATATATCATGTAAACTCCTCTGTATTTCTTAAAAAGAAAAAAAATAAAGCACAACACCATAATGGTGCTATGCTTATATAAGAGTTGTAAATGATTTATATTTTTGGAATCCATCCCTTAGTGGGCTTTGTAACTAATTCTTCAGCATATCTTATTGCTTCGTCATACTTCATTGATTCTTCACTTACTCGGCTCCATTGTAATTTGTTAGATTTGTTTACTCTCACACATCTCACATCATATTTTTTACTAAGAAACACTCCACATGCATTACCCCTTCCAAAATCAACAGCCCATTGTACATTTGAGTATGGGTTTGCGTTTGGGGTCGAAGTCCACATTGTTTTAAATGAGTTTCTATCTATTATTAAACTTGCTGGGTGTTCTCTAGTATAATCAACTAATGTTAATAACTCTTGTACAGTTGGTAGTCTCCAATCGTTGTAATTCTTACTCATGATATTCCTTAAAGTTGCCCAATAGCCCTCATTTGAGGACCATTGGATTGATGTCTAACTCGCCGATGAATGGCTCCACTAGTGGTACTACGTTTGCTTTCCAATCTGCTATTCGACTAGCTGGGATATTCAAGCTTGTGAAGTACTGTGATAGTATGCTATTACGGTTGGTGCGTATATATGCTAAACTTGGTTCTTCTGATGTTCTGCCATTAGTATATACTTCCCTTGCGTAGTCTGCAGCCTCACAACATAGTATGTCTGCATCATGTACATCTAGGCAGAATCCATATCTGTCTATTACTGCGTCAACTGTATTATCCATAACTCTGCCATCAAGGCCATGTATTAAGCCTGTTACGGTATAGCGTTTGAATGACTTTAAGTCTGGTACACGCTTGATTTGGGTATTATGGATTCTACGAATTGAGTTAGTTGACGTATCATACAAGTCGAAGATTGATGTAGTTTCCCCAACATTGTGGAATTTGTTACAGTAAGTTGTAACTCTGTCACCAAGCACATTAAGCTCCATTACTGGGTGCATTTGTGCATTGTTGATGAAGAAGTCCTTGAAAGCAATTGCTATTGCTAAGTCGCCAGATTCCATTTCCTGGTTGAACGCTACTACTTCTTCCTTGGTATATGTCATCTCCATGTCATCCCACATTTGTTGAGCTGACATTTGACTACCATAGCATTGACGCATGATAGTCTTGAATTGAAGACGATTAGTTATAACTTTATGTCCCCAAGCATCACTTAAGTCACCTTGAGTTATGTTACACCTATCAAGGAATGGTTTGTGATTTAGAAGTAATCCAATATATCCAAGCACTGACGCGCTCATATCTATCTCTATAGGTACTTGCCATTTGTAAGTAGACTCACGAATGATTGACTCTTCAAGTTTAATCAAATCTGTAATTAATGATGGTACTCTAGCTATATGCCAATTAGAACCTGATTTATACTCACTAATCTTTGCTAATTTGTTACTTCTTGTCATAGTCCATTTGTTACCAAACGCACTGTCGATGTCAGCATACAAACGCTCTAACCAGATGTCCTCGACATCACACTTTGTTATAGTTCTATTATAATATGCTAATCTACCGAACTGTGTTTTAGCATCAACTGAACCTGCTTTGAAGCCAACTAATTCAGCTATGAATAAGTATTTATTGCGAAGCCCATTTGGAGTACATATGTTACGGTGCTCAACTGGGATAGTTAGCAATCCACGCATTACTTTGAACCCAACTGGATTTGCTACCTTGTTGAGATACCCAGAGTTATTACGATGTCTAGGGTCAGATGTTCTAGGACCAGCATTGTATGTTCCTTCGTCATAGATTAATGATTCAAGTACATTCTTACCTATCTCACGATAATTAGCATAGTCATCAATGATTGCTGGATAAGTCTCAATCATATTTTCGATGCCCTTGTTAACTTCACGTAATACGACATCAAAGTTAACAAATAGTTTGTTAGTATCATACTGAAATGGTACTTTACCAGCTTTTGCAAAGCCGTTACAGCTATGTTTAACTGTATGTACTGCTCCATTAATTTTCATTTTGTTAGCACCAAAGTCTTGGTCAAGATTATGGAATTCTAGTTTATACTTGTTAAATTTGTTATACATACGCACTTTGTTAAGTTGAGATTGAGTTACATAAGTAAGTAACTTAGATTCATTGATATGCGCTTCAGACCAATTGTTATTAGGTCTAGTTGATACTGTGATCCAACCATGGTCACTCAATAGCTTGAGCGCTTGGTTCATTGCTTTTGGATGTTTAATTCTCTTAGCCCAATATGGTAAAGATATAGTATTTGTCATACTACCATTATCAAGTTGTCTCTGACCTCTGCTTAGATATGCCTCCCACATTGCTGAGAACATACCGTCTAATTGTTTGTATACTTCCAATCCATATACACTTTTCATGTCATGTATGTTAGGCATTCTTAGTCTGCCTGCCAATATCTGTGCTAGTATCATATTTTCCCCTTGGTTAGTTAAGGGCCTGTTACAGCCCTATGTTGTTAATCCTCGAGAACGAAGTTGTTCTCGGAGTCCACTATCTCAATTTTCTTAAATTCCGCATACTGTTTATCAGCTTTGTTCTTAGCTACAGTAAACCATCTCTCTACAGTATCAGCATTCACTTTAGATGCATATGCTATATCAATGCCCAATGCATCAGACACTGCAGTTATTGCTGTATTTATACAAGCACCATTAGCTGGAATTGCATTTGCTAAGTTGCCCTTTGAATAATATGCTGGGCTACCAATAGTATCCCCTGCTTTGGTTGCTGATAAGTGGGATACCCCAGTTATCGCTTCAAACTCAGCTTGTCGTTCATCAGTAAACATTGATGATGCACCATTGATAATACCAACAACTCTGCTCATTACTGGTCCAAACGCGTATTCCGCTATTGGAAATATATTGACACCATACTTAGTACCATCGTTGGTTACTATCGGTTTCATCTTGTTAAGCTGTTCCATAATTGTTGCTAACTTAACTACTTGGTCAGCTTCATCTTCGATAGATGCTAAATAGTCCACGTATTTACCATTTTCTAGTAATGCCAATCTAGCCTCATCCTTAGCTTGCTTTCTAGACTCTCTTGCTTTAGCAATTGCTACTGCCATCTTTTGCGCAACTGTTAGTTCTACAGCCTTAGCTGTTGTTTTCTTACTCATGTTTTTCCTTAGAAATTTGATTTGGTGAACACACCATAGAACCTACCGAAGTAGGCTCTTACTATGCTGACTTAGCGGCTTTAGCAATTGTACTAGTTGATGCTTGATATGACATTTGTAGATAGCTGTGAGCTTCTTCATTAGTCATTCCCAATGCTACTAGGTCTCTTAGACCTTTGGCACCAACAGTGGCTAGTTCAATTCGTTGTTCCATGATAGCTGGTTGTAAGCTACCATGAACTAATTCAACTACTGATCTAGCAGTTGTTACAACATCCGCAATACCTTGTGCAGTCTCTGTTATGGTATCTAACGATGCCACAGCAGTTGTTTTGACTCTACGACCCAATGCTAGGTCACCTTTGTATTCGTTTCTGATAATCATATGATTTCCTTTGTGGTTTGATTCAAATCAATAAAAATAATGTGCCGTAAGGCACAAAATGGTTGGTTGAAAAAAAGAACTCAAAATGAATTCTTTATTAACCTACTTTCCCTCTCTTATAGCCTTGTTAAGTCTATGTTTTTTGTCTGATCTAGGTTCATTCAATGCAAGATAAACTTCGGCTTGACCATCTATTAAATTTCCTAAGTACATATAAGATTCAGTTCCTTCCCAAGAACTTCCACGTAAATGATAGGCAATTCTATATCTTTCGTTACGCTCTTCTTTTGACCATTTAGGGCTCTCTTCAGGTTCTGGTGCAGGCTCATATCCCTCACAGGAAGGACATAACATACCTTCTGCTTCCTCTGTTGTTGCTGTTATTTCATAACCACAATATTCACATTCCCACTTACGTTTAAATGCCATGTTAATCTCCTTTAGATTGTCCCGCCATTGCTCAGACGGGAATGAGGCTAATTTACGGTATGTCCATACTTACTACAAGGTTCCCAACTATCTATCGGATACTGTGCGTAGTAATAATCTGCTAATGCTCCATCTGACATAACCTCATCATGTTGGATATGATTATCCAAACGTAGGTCTATTAATTCTGTGCCATTGACATTTATAGTATAAGTTTGACTGTGTATGTCGGTAGTTTTTATATAGCGGACTGAGAAGGGTAACTTTGCGATGTCTTTTAACTTCATGTAATTTTCCTTAAATTTGGTAGGGTTATTTGCTTACTAAGGTAAATGACCCTAGTATATAACTTATTGACCAAGCACCACCCATTATGGTTCCTAAGCGTTGCTCGACTTCCTTTAAACTTAACATACAATGTTTATACATTGTTATTGTTTCTTGTACTTGTTCTGCTTGTTCTACTTTCATATTGTGCTCCTGTGTATTTTGGTTATAGGCATTTAAGCCTGGGTTGAGCAGGTTATAAAATACCTGCACATTCTTTATCTGCTTCTAGTTCTATGTTTAGTACCAGATCCTGAAATTGACTTGTTATATCAAATTTTATTACATTTTTTATATAAGTCATTCCTTCAACATACTGTTTCTTCAATTCCTCTGATTGAGTCTCTCCAATTCTAGAATCCATTTGATTGATAAACTCTATTACTTTAGAGTCTGATGGTGTATACCCATATGTGTTCAGTTTCATAAGTTCCATAAGCAACTTGTCTCCATAAGCTTCCACTTCTGAATAGGGTGAAGTTATATTCCCTGTAGTATTTAATTGTTTTATGTACTTGTTCATTTATACTCCTATGTATTTAAGGTGGGCCAAACGGGTTGGCAATTAAAAAAAGAATAGTAGCCTACTTAAAGGCTACTACGAGTTGAATATGGTCTCTCAAAAAGCTGGCAAGCTAGAATTACAATATTCTTTAAAAATAATAGTGCGTAAGCACTAGAGAAAAAAGCAATACCTCTACAATAGCAATAAGCTAAAGTAAAGGTAAATACTCCATAGGAGAATGTAATATAAATAATAATGCGTAAGCATTAAGAAAGTTATGAGAATTAGGAGAAATGTATAGAAATTGTACAGTTTTGGAATTTATGTACAATTATTGTACAATTTGATAAATTATGTACAATTTTAGTACAATTTGGAAATGATAAAATAAAGGGTTGGTTTGGTGGTTTTGTATTGTAACCAAACGAGAGTGAGACACTCCCTCATGATAAATTAAATTATGAGGGGAAATCGGACAGAACATGTATATATTACACTTAACAGGAGTCAAAAACGGACAGATTTGTCCGATTGAACTAGCAACCTTCCTCAAATCATACTTGATTCCCTATAAAATAAGGTGAATTTAAGCTAGAGATTGATACAATTACAGTAATAAAACAAAGGAGTTGATATGACAGATGTAAAAGTTAGATTGAGTAAAGATGGACCGTTTGAGATAAATGATGAGTTGGCTGGTTTAGTGCCAATGGCAGATGAGGTTGAACAAGCTGTGCTAACACAAGATATTGCTGATAACCAACAACAAGACCCAATAGTGCTATGGCATGGTAAAGTAATTGATGGTAGATGCAGGCAAAAATCATTAGTGATGCTGGGTTCCCATATAATGTACAGAGAATTAGATGATAAGCTTACTGAAGCTGAAGTAAGAATCTATGTGAAGTCAGTGAATACTAGGAGAAACTTGTCCCACACTCAGAAGGTTATTAGTGCCGTCCGAGACTCACTCAGACCAGGTTCTGGAAATAACCTAAAGGTAGCAAGAGCTTGGGGAATAAGTGAAGGATTACTAAAGAATGGTAAATTCATAGCTAAGCATAGACCAGAATTCATTCAACCATTGTTCGATGGGCACTCAGTAAACATAGTTAGTGCTGAAGGGTTCGACACAACTAGTAATAAAGTATCAACAATCTATGCTTATATCAAAAGAGACTTAGAAAAAGCAGTTGCTGATGAAGAGCATGTATGGTCTGAAGACTCAGCAATTAAGACTCAAAAAGGTAAAGAGTGGTACTATGAGTTTGTAAAGATAAATAAGATTACTGATGTGCAAACTAGAATAGCATTAGTTGAACTAGCTAACTATAAATTTGTTAAGGGACTAATTTACAATGAGAAATAGAGATAAAGTAAAACAAAAAGCACTAAAGCTACTAATAAGTGGTTTAGATGCTACCGAACTAAGCATGGTCCAGATATCAGTTACACTCAGTGCAGAAGATAAGCGTAATGAAGAAATCCAAAAGCAAGCTTACAAAGAAGTTGCTATAGAGGAAATAAAACAGCAAAAATTGGAGAAGCTACAAAAAGAACAAGAACATTTGGTAGTACTGTGTGCTTATGTGGGAGTAGAAACAATACCAAGTAATGAGTTTACTCAGAGCGTAGCTAAATGGTTGCAGACTAATGGAACTATCACAGAAAAACAAGAACAGGCCATTAGAACTACAGTAGATAAACTCAAACATAACTGACAACTACTATCGGCGTAGTGTACTGAGTCCAGGTTCAACAGGTTGATAGTTGCTACCGGCTTGCGTAGCGCAGCGTAGCAAACGGATCACTCCAAATAAATGTAAATATTTGTAAATCCGTCCTGGACCTACTATCAGAGTAGTGTAGCGTGTGTTTTGTATTGAGGGAAACAAACTAGACTCCGAAGAGCCTAGAATATTTTATACGCAAGTATTTTGAACCGCATATATAATGCAGTTGAATATACAACATATAAACGCTTGAATTTATAATACATATTAATCCTTTAGAGCTAGTTTTGTATCAATAGAGGCATTGATAGCCTCTACTAAAGTTTCATACCATTCGCAGTATTGAAACTCCCACATATACTCTTCATCTTCAAGATCCTCCGGACGATACTGAGTTTCCTCAATATCTCCGGATGATTGCCAAACTTTGTAGTAGGAAGCCATTGTTAGGCCTCCACTATTTGTGGGGTCTTGCTAAGACCGCTATGACCAAGTCTATATATCATTAGACTAGCAAGATTAGATGCTGAGTCTGAGTCATATATATCAACCAATGATACAACTTCTCCTTTCTTAAAACCATTACAAGCTCTTGATAGCTTAATGAATTTCTTGTTCATTAAAGTTCCAAATAGCCAATTACGGCTAGATGACTTTGGTACTTGTGCTTTAGCTAGCGTATCTACACTAACACAGCCTTGCCAAGCTGGAGTCAACTTGCCTAATACTTCATTTACTTGATTGTCTTTTAAATTTAACTTTGCCATTATAATATCCTCCTATGGATTAATAATTGATAAGCTATTACTAGCACCTGATATAAGTAAAAGGGCTGTTAAGCCCTAATACTACTTAGCTAACTCAGCTTGCTTCTTAGCTAACTGAGCTTTTAGAGTTGCTAATCTGTCTGCTGATTCTAGTTGAGCAGTTAATGCTTCTTCTTCAGCTTCAATGACTGATGTTTGTATAGATAGCTTAGCCAACTTAACTACATCCCTACTAACATCTACTATATCTACTGCTAAGTTAACTGATTGGCATACACCAAAGCCTACTGCACCTATACTAGAACGAACTGGGTTCTTTTGAATATACTCTCTTGAATTGCGGTCTATTGCTACTAACATATTAATCCTCCTACAGATATATGATTGGATAAGCCCTACTAATGTAAGGCAACTGTAATATAAGTAAAAGAGCCGTTAGGCTCTAATGCTTGTTGATTGACTCCAAGTATGCGTCGTACTGCTCTTCAGTCATAATAACCTCCTATAGTAATCTAGTACTAATAAAACAGCGTTAGCTGTAGAAATCAAGGGACGTTACTAGGTCTGGCTATGGGGGGGCAGTTTGTCTTCGAAGGCGTGTTAAGGTGTGTACTGCAAACATACCCGAGCGAAAAATAAGTAATAAGCTATCCCCTCATATTATATAGATTTGCACTTCTATAATTATTCCCCTCATACCTAAGGTATACTTAAGGGGTTAAGTAGTATACTTATTAATATTAAAAAGGAGTTACATATGGAAGCATTTACTAATAATATTCCTATAGAATACAAAACCCTCACAGTAACTATTCAAGTACCTGTGTGGCAATACAATAAATATGAAAACGGTGAGGTCATTATACTCAATATACAAAAACCAAAAAACTTATTAAAGGAGTCCACAAATGGAAACTAAAGAACCCGTCCAATTGGTGCTAAATGGCACTGTTATAAAAAGCATAGCAGCTGAAGATACTATATTAGTGCATGTTAAAAATTCTGAGAGTTATACTAATGCGGCAACATACAGACGGTACATAAAACTCATGATTTCCGTTGTGGAGGACTTAACTGAGGCATATAATTGTGCTGTTATAATGGTGCTGTTATAATGGTGCCAGAAGGTACAAAAGTAGAAGTACTAAAATTCAATAAAGGTGAAGCAAATGTTAAGTAAAGTGACTATGCGTGATATATTTAATAGACCAGAATGGGCAAAGGAAGTTACAGAAGTACACTTACTTGTACATGAGATTGAACACATGCTAGATAAATACACAGACCTCCATGGTCGTTTGCCAGTGGCTTTAGTGCTGAACTACCAAACATTTCATAGATTCCGAAATAACAGAGAATTGGAGAATGCAGGATACTATTCAGCAGGATACAAACAAAGAATAGCTGAATCTGAGGATAAATTCCTTGGGATCAGAATACTAACACCCGTAGGTGAACAGACTGGTAAGACACTAGTAGAATTCATATAAAATCAAACAAAAAGTTAGATATTACAGACATACTACAAAGATGTCAATTCATAAGTCAGATAGGAAGAAACAAATGAAACCAATACCAATAGAGGTGAACCTTATAATGTTCCCAAGTGCTAGAGCAGCTGCTAGATACATAGTGGCTGAAGAGGCAAAGCTTGGAAATGCACGTAAGGAAAATACAATTGCTAAGGAATTAAAGAGGTGTTGGTCAGGAGCCAGCTGGGAAATGTACGGGCGATGGCTAGTTGAATCTGGAGTAGAGCAGGTAGTTGCTGTTGAGGAGCCGTTAGGCGACGATAAGGTACAAATGCAATGACCCAAAACAAGTGGTCCAAGCCGAAAATAAAATACGACGGGTTTGTGTACATAGCAAAGATTCATGCTCCTAATGGCGTAGTACTGAAAGTGGGGACAACTAATAGGTTGGTGAAGACCAGAATATTAGAAATTGCTGGTGAGTTACTGGGTGTCCTTGGGTTCATACCAAAGATAGAGTTGCTCAGACAAAAGCAAACTAAAGATAACTACAAAATAGAGGCGGCTGTGCTGAGTAAAACCCAAAAGCAAAGGTGCAGTTTGGGGTTCTGTGAGTGGGCTGGAGAATCAGAGTTGAGGAGCATGCCAGAGAGTGAGTTGCTAGACATATATGACAGGTGTATTGCTGAAGGCTTTGCACCCACAAAGAAATTCGAGGTGAGTTTATGATAGAAAGAGAAGATAGACTTCCTGACTGGGCCTTCAGTGATAGTGAAATGGAACAAATGGCCATAGAAGTGTTAGAGCCTGATAGATATAGTGAAATTGAAACCACAGTAGTGTTCTACCACCTACTAAAGGCTGGTGTGCAAACTGGGTTAGTACTAATAGCAGCAGTAAAGTCAATAATAGATGGTCAAGAAGCCATTGATAGGTTATGGGCTGATGTTGGTATTACCTCTATAGTGGGGGAATCGTCTGAAGAGTCCTACTTGGGCCAGGTTAGAGCCGATGCGATGTACTTATTACTCCAAAAATATAAGTATAATGGTAAAATACAGTTGCCAGGAGCAAAAAAAGTATTTGTTTATCAAAATTTCATGGCCAAATTGATATAGAATTAAGGCAATACTCGATAAAATGTAGTCAACAAACTAAAAAAGGATGACTATGGAGTTAGAACTATTGTTTAAGGAAGAAAAAGAGGACATCATTAGTGAATGGGACAAATTAGTTCCCATAGTAAGTAGAGGTACGATAGTTACTGCTTACTTAATGAGTGAAGTGTATGAAACCGAAGAATACAATGAGTTGTGCTATACACTAGAACATACCCAAGCGGATGAAGTACGACTAATTATAAACAATGGTGGCGGGTTGATGCATAGTATGCTAACAATTCGTGAAAGTATAAATAAGTCAAACGCAACAGTCACAGCAGTATTAAGTGGGATTGTGGCAAGTGCTGCAACAATGATAACACTGGCATGTGATAAGATTGAGGTCGCTCCACATACAAGTTGGTTGACACATTATTACAGTGGTGGAAATATCGGTAAGGGGAACGAGATAGATGCCAAACATAAGTTTGACAAAGTCGAAATCCCTAAAATGTTTAAAGCAATTCATAAGGATTTCCTCACAGTAAATGAAATTAAACGAGTAATTGATGGAAAAGACATTTGGTTGAATTCAAATGAAGTAATAGAAAGATTTAATAAAATGAAGGCTGCTAAATGAAAAGATTAGTAATAGATAGTAATATAATCCTATTGGATGCGCAAAATATGTTGACATTAGGCAAAGATAGAGTAATCGTACTTGCCGAAACAGTGATAAAAGAAGTAGATAATTTAAGGTAAAATTAATAATAATTAAAGTATACTAACTATGAAATAAAGTAAAAAGGGTGGTAGATGCCAAGAAAACAAACTAAAGAAGAATTTATAAAAAAAGCAATTGATGAACATAAAAATAAGTATACCTACAATGAGGTGGATTATGTGAATGCTTCAACTAAAGTTAAGATAATGTGTAAGGTTCATGGAGTATTTTGGCAAAAGCCTAGTGAACATGTGGCAGGGAAAGGATGTAAGGAGTGTGGTAAAAGTGCTGCTTATTCCAAAACTAGAAAATCAATTAAAACATTCATAGAACAAGCTAACGATGTACATAATATGAAGTACACTTATTCAAATGCCGAGTACAAAAATGGACATACTCCATTGACAATTACTTGCCCGGAACATGGGGCCTTTCAACAATCCCCAGCAGGACACTTAAGTGGTCACGGATGTCCTAGGTGTTCTGATATTACTAGAGGACTAAAGAATACACTGAATACTGAAGAATTTACTAAAAGGGCTTTATTAGTACATGGAAATAAATATAATTATTGTGATGCTGTATATACAAAGATGAAAGAACCAATACTGATAATTTGTGCAGAACACGGACCATTTTGGCAAATTCCTAGAGATCATTTGTCAGGATCAAATTGTCCTAGTTGTGCTGAAAAATTAAAAGCTTGGCAGTTTAACCCATTAAAAGAGACTATACTATATTATGTTTATTTTCCTGATTATGATATATATAAAATAGGAATTACTAATAGGAGCATAGAAAAAAGATTCGCAGGAAATAAAGTTAATTATACAGTGCTTGCACAAAAGGTGTATCCTGATGGGTACTCGGCATGGAAACATGAACAAAGAATAATAAAGAGCAATATAATAAATAAATATGATGGCCCCTCTATTTTGTATGCAGGTAATTCAGAAATGTTTATTATAAATGTGCTCCCAGAAGGATTAAAATGAAAACTAAACCAAGATTAGTGTTAGATTCTAATATAGTGCTATTAGATTCTACAAATTTATTCACATTAGGAAAAGAAAATATTATAGTGCTTCCAGAGACTACTATAAAAGAAGTAGATAATAAGAAATCAGGCTACGGTGAGTTAGCATACCAAGCTCGTCAGATGGGCAGGATATTGTCAATGTGCAACTTGGTAAATACCACTAATATTGATGGTATCACAATCACAACAATGTACCACAAGGGTGAAAATGTGACATTAGAAATTGTAACATTGGATGAATATGTCAATATTGACCCTAATGATTCAGGAGCAAATGATCAAAAAATAATCCAAGTGGCCCAAAGAATGCAGGAGTTGTATGGTAACACAACATTCATGACTAACGATGTGCTCGCTAGAATTCGTGGGCTGGCTATTGGGTTAACTGCAATAGACTTGAAGTTGGTTGATGATACTGAATTCAAATTTACAAAGGAATTTGTAGTTACAGACCCAGATGTGTTCAAGACTTTACACGATGAGGATATTTTTAAAGTTGATAAAGACTACAAACCAGAGAATTATAGTTATAAGTTTATCCAATTGGACACAGAACAAGTTAAACTAGCAACTGTGACTAATGGGTTTATAAAAGTACTTGGCAAGGAAACTGAAAAAGCGATTAGACGACAGGACTGCCCTCCTGTAAATAGTGAACAATTATTGGCCAGTCGAGCAATACTAGATCCGTTTGTAGACTTGGTGATTATGGAAGGACAGGCTGGTAGTGGTAAAAATATAGTAGCACTCAGCAATGCTATTAAATTACTAAAAACTAATAGAGATAAATATAAAGCAATTATGTATATAAGAACTCCACAGAATGATGAGGAGCCTGGTGAAGATATTGGGTACCTTGCGGGCAATGATGAAAAATTGGCTATGTATCTAGGACCCATGGAAGATACACTAGATTTCCTAGTTCGTCAAAAAATCAAACAAAAACCAAGTGAGAAACAACAAGAGTTCGAAGCTAGAGTTGCGGAAGAGATACTAGACCTAAAAGAAAAATGCAATATGCAGTCTAGAATTACTACAGGACTTAGGGGTAAAACATTCCACAACACTATAGTTATTCTGGATGAGTGGCAAAATGCTAGTCAAGCAACTTCCCAAAAGACCTTGACAAGAGTTGGTAAAGACTGTAAGATAATAATTACTGGTAGTCAAGCACAGATAGATAATAAGTATACAAGTAAGTACAATAATGGCCTTGCTGTACTAATGGGTGAGGCTAGAGACCAGTCACTTGGTACAAGTGTGAGCATATTTGCAATTGAATTAAAGAAAGTTGTAAGAGGAAAAATGGCAGAATTTGCTGAAAAATTATTTATGGAAAAGAGATGACATGACAGAGATAGTTGATAAACTACTAGAAAAAATAGAGGCAGACCTGGAAACTCTGGGGATAGAACTAACAACAGATGAGTTAGATAGTATAAGGGATACTTTAGATTATATATTAGATAGTAAAGAGGATTAATCAATGGGACTAAAAGATGAGATGAAAAACTTACCAGCTCCACAAGATTGGGAGGACCTGGCTATGGATGAGCAAAAGATAACTACTGAGAAGTTAAAATATTTCCTCCCAAAGGGCAGTAGGGTAAAAGTAACTGAACAAACTGTGGAACTGGTGAATAGATTAATTGATGAATCCTCAGTACACAGGGGACTTATGGAAGAAAGGTTAATGAGTCATCTGCATCTATTAGGACCTGGGGTTGGTATGAAGCAACTACTGAAGGGTATTCAGTTTGTTACATTGAGTTTAACCCCGAAAATGACCCAAACAAAAGCATGGATGGTCACATTCCCAGAAAAAGCTCAGGAGATTCTTGAGAGAAATGGTGATCCAAGTTCATTCGCTAGTCAATATGCAGGAACAAAAATTCCAAGAACGGTGATGGAGAATATACAAATTGCAGATTCAATAACCTACGCTCCATTGAATCACCAGATAGTTGAAAAATTATTGCAATTGTCAAATGGCCAAGCTGCAGATGGTCCTGCCAGTGCCACTGTACAGCTGAATGCTATAATAGCGCTAAGAGAGATAGTAAAAGTCCCAGAGACTATGTCGATTAGTTTAACACATGGGTTAGATACAGAAACTAAGAATGCTCAACAAAATTTGGCAGATCAAGTTGAAAATATGGCTGCTATTATGGTAAAACAGATGGCAAATGGTGGGGATATTAGAAAGATACAAAAAATCGGTATAGTTACTGATGCTGAGGTAGTGGACGATGAAGATTGAACTAACTGAAGAACAGAAACGAGAAGAGCTTGCTGAGCTGATTGAACTCTACGGTGAGGACATGGTAAGGAATGTCGTTGATGAAGCAGCTAAGAGACAAGCTGCTGTAGAAGCTGTAGAGCTACTGGAAAATGCAGAGTTCGACTTAGATGGTGCATTGGATAGTTATGACCCAACATTCCCAAGATACACTCCAAGCAAGGATGCGTTCGAGTTCTTCATATTAATGAGATTAGTACAAGGTGGAGACTTCGAGTTCGACACTCCAATAGCTCACTATTTTATGGTGGATATGTTATTGGGTTATATAACAGATCCAATGATGTTTCCATACAGTGAAGAGATATGTAAGACAATAGAGATAGATATTAATGCATTAGGATTTATGGCGAGTCGTGGTTTAGCAAAATCAACAGTTGGTATATCATTTTTTGGCGTATACAGTGCGTTAAAAGGGAAGTTGCCAAATGGGATTGGTAAAGTGTGGTTTTATTTACTAATAGCTGCATCAAGTAAAGGTGGTGCCAGAGTTAATGCACTGGCAGTAAAAGCAATGTGTGAAGAAAGTGTATACTTGAATGATTACTTCGAGGATATGCGATTTACAGAGACAGAAAGTGAGTTCATTAGAAAAGACCCCACAGGTAAAGTACAAAAGAAAGATAGGTCATTCCTAATAAGATACCAAGGATTGAACACTGGTATTCGTGGTAGTAGATATGGTGAAAGAAGACCCTGTGCGTTATTATTTGATGACACAATACTAAATACGGCTGCAGCATACTCAAAAGTAATGAGTGATAACTTACATACTGTGTTACATTCCGATGCTGTGAATGCGCTAAAAGGTGGAGGAAAAGGCAGGGTACTGTTGTATTTTACACCATTCCACTATGGTGATGTTAATACTAGAGCAATACTTAATGGTTCATTCACACCAATAATCATACCAATGGCCAAAACATTTGATGCTGAGGATCCAAACTTGAAAGCAACTGCAATACATAGTAGTTGGGAAGCAATGCATCCTAGGGTGTCTATAATTGGCTTATTAAAACGTGCTAAAAAAGCTAAAGAGTTAAAGTTATTCTTGCAAGAGCGTATGCTTAGACTAACCAGTGGTAGTGAAAGATTAATTCCAGATAATTGTTTACAGTTTTGTGATACTAAAGTAATAGAGAAGAACATAGAAGCTTATAATGTGTATATAACAACGGATTATACAACGACGAGTGGTGAGAAATCAAACTTTAGTGGTATTGCAACTTGGGCAGTAAGTAGTAATGAAGACTGGTTCCTGTTGAACTTGAGTTTGCGGAGAATGGGAATGGATACTCAGTATGCTTTAACATTAGAGGAAGCTGCTAAGTGGAAACGTAGAGGTAAAAATGTAGAAATTGGTGTTGAAGTAGATGGTAATCAAAGTGCACATGTCAATGCATTGGAAAAACTAATGAGAGATCAAGGAACATTCTACAGCTTTGCTAAACAAAAAGGTCAATTAGATAGCACAAGAAAGGGACTGTTAAGTAAGAATACTGGTATCGACAAACATGAGAGATTCAGAATTGCTAGTCAAGTGTTGTTGAATCAAAAGATGTGGTTTCCAGAGCATCTCAAAAATACTCCGGATATAGTTGAATTTATTGCACAGATAAAAGGTGCTACACACAGTACGTTTACTAGATCTGATGATGGTCCAGACTTGATAACCCAGGCGGTTGTGACTATGCATGTGTACTATCCAACATATGAAGCTCCATTGAATAAAATGACAACTCCAGATGGATTACACTACTATGAAGCAAAGACTTCAAATGAAATTAGTGCATATGATAGTTACTAAGCTATATGCAAGTTTATTTTAGTTAAAATTAAGAAAAACTAATTAGTAGGAAAGTCAAATGATGTATATTGAATTAAAGACACTTACAAAAGCTTTGCTTAGTAGTGATTTTCCATTGCCAGAAAGTGATGACTCTATAAAAGCATTACTTGGAATGGCATATAACTATATAGCTGAGAAATGTCAAGTGCTAAATTTACAAACAGAAGATAAGAGTGCTGTTATCCAAAGACTTGGTAGAGGCAATTTCTTGGTTAGAAGACCAGAGTTACCTACTAGTGATACAGACTTATTGGATATAGACCACGAATTAGGGTATGCTGCTGCAAGTTTGATTGCTAGTTATATATCAGAAAAGAAAATGGGAATGCATAAAGGTACTGCTGATGATATAATTAGAAGCTATAATGCACAAGTTGATGAATTTGTAGAAACATATGGTTCAACAGAAGGAGTCACAAATGATTAAATTGTTAGTTGACCCTCTTAATGCTGCTATTACAACAACTGTAACGACTTCTACACAAGAGGCTAAGAATCTATTCAAATCAAATAATAAGCCGTTCATATTCAAAGATACTGTGGATGGTGCAAATACTAAAGTAGTATTCACAGAGCACTTTATAATGGTGCTGAGAGATGCTGATAGTAATGAGTGTTTAGCTAAAATGAGCCAATTAGAAAAAGAGACTTATTGGGACTATATAAATTACCAAGGAATAGTTAACACAATAATGTTTGCAAATCCTTTGTGGACTGATGCTCAAGTAGACGCTGAAGCTAAGACACAGTATGAAGTTAGTATAATACATATAGCATCGGAACTAGTGGTTAGAACACTAAGTGATTGGGCATATGCTGAAACACTGAAGTTCGATAAAGATAGCTGTTATGATACAATGCATGTTTGGGGAGTATAGATATGGCCGGAAATAAAGATTTTATTGAAATTTTACGGGAAATTAGAGGAAGTGGTGCACCAGGTGATGTATATACAGACGGTATTTATCATGACATAGTAAGTAAAACAACTGATAGTGATAATGCCCCAAGATTAGGTGCTGGTATATATGGTTCTATACAGACTATGTACTCTAATGTTGGTGCTACCATTAATTCTCTAGATCAGTTATTGGTACTAGAAGCCATGTCTGCTGTATTGCAAAGCTTATATGCAGACAAAGCTACATTAGATAGCTTATACGCAGATAAAATTACATTGGATAGTTTATATGCAGATAAAATTACATTGGATAGTTTATATGCAGATAAAATTACATTGGATAGTTTATATGCAGATAAATTAACTTTTGACTCTATCTTTACTGATAAAGCAAAACTAGATTCTTTATTTACTGATAAAGCAACATTAGACTCATTATATGCTGATAAGATTAAACTTGACTCTCTATACGCTGATAAATTAACATTAGACAGTCTATACGCAAGTAAAGCAGTTCTGGACAGTTTGTTTGTTGATAAAATAAAGTTAGATAGTTTATATGCTGATAAGACCAAGTTAGATAGTATATACGCTGATAAAGCTAAGCTAGATAGCATCTTTACAGACAAAGTAACCTTAGATGCATTATATGCAGATATAGTAAAAGGAATAGGTACTAATCAACCTACTGATAGTGCTATATTAAATGCTCTTACTAATGCTACTATAAGTACAGCACAGGCAGGAATAGCTACAACCAAAGCAGGTGAAACAGCTGCAAGTGCAGCTAGTGCCTTAAATAGTTTAAATACATTTCAAGGACAATATAAAAGTTCACCAACAGAACCAGTAACTCCTGTACTAGGTAATTTATGGTTTGATGAAACTACATTTCTTATGAAAATATATGATGGTGCAATATGGAAATTAGCTGGTAGTTCAGTAAACGGTACATCAGAGAGGCAAGTTTATATTGCAACAGCTGGACAAACTATATTCAATGTTACATATGATGTAGGGTTTGTAGATGTATATTTAAATAGTGGTAAGTTACAAGCAACAGTAGACTTTACAGCTACTAATGGCACAAGCATAACTTTAACTTTAGGTGCTAATCTAAATGATATAGTAGATATAGTAGCTTATGGTACATTTAGTATAGCAGATACATATACTAAAGCTAGTATAGATGCTAAGGATGTATTAAAAGCAGACCAAGCTACAACATATACAAAGACAGAAGTTGACACTGCTTTAGCCGGTAAGTTGGCGACGACTGCCACAGCAGCAGATACAACTAAAGTGTTAGGTGGAACTATAAGTGTTTCAGTTTCCGCACCAAGTGGTGGAGTAGATAATGACTGGTGGTACATGACATAATGGCAAAGACATATAAAAAAATAGCAGGAGTTTGGACTCCTATTAAAAAGGTATACAGAAATATAGCTAGCGTATGGACGGAAGCTAAAAAAGTGTATCGTAAGATTGCAGGAACGTGGACTATTGTTCATAGCGGTGCAATTCTGGTAGATAATAATGTGGATGCATACGCTGTTAGTGCTGCCGGAGACATAGTTGAGTATGCAGACAAGGGGGAACTATTCGTTAATGGGGCTGGCGTACTTCAGGCAGCAGATGGTTCTAGATTAGGCAAATTGATGGATGTGTGGTTCACAACTGATGCCTACGCAATTAATGCTGCACAGTACATAAATCAATGTTATGCTTATGCGAATGGTAATAGGGTAGCAGATAATAAGGACTGGTTACTTTATAGGTACAGCACATGTGCACTATGTGCATCTTGCTCTGGGTGTCCATGTTCTTATTCTTTCCCAGCCTGTAAAAGAGATATATATTACAATAGATATGAATGGAGATAAAATATGACAACAGTAGCAGTAGCAGAGAATTTAAGTTATGTAGTAAATACAACCACAACATATGGTACGTGTATAACAACTAACTGTACAAACAACAGCAATCACTAAAGGAAAATACAATGGGGATAAATAGCAAAATAAATGGGGTGGATGTAAAAACAGCTATATCTGCCTTAGAAAAAGGACGGGACATGGCCTTGGACTCCGGAAAGATGAATAAGCCACAAACTCTTAACAAGATAATATCTGTAATACAAGCAGATAACTCAATTATGCCAGAGATGATGAGACTGGCTGTTCATAGATTTTGTGATGGTAAGTCCCCTATTGGTGATGAAGTTAAAAGAACTTGGCAGCCAGAGTACAAAGAAAAATTAAGTAAGTATTTTACTAATGGATTTTTACAAAACAAAGATGATAGACATGCTGATGGTTACTTGTCACTAGAAGAAACATTCAGATTAATTGACGGTTACTACAATAGAGCAAAAGAGGACAAAAATACTATTAGAATGAAGATGTTCACAAAAGCGAAACTGTATCTTCAAAATAACATCGATAAAGCAACGGTCATTTGTGATTTTCTACATTATGTTTTAGGACAAGTACCCGGAGGAAGTGTTCCATATACCTATAGGGCAAAGAGTTGGGATAATGAGTATTTTAAAGTTTTAATAGATTTGAGAAATTCTGGTGAAATTTTTAATGGGGACAAAATATGAAAGAACATATAGCGCTTATATATGTGCCAAACCAATACTGTAACTTTGGCTGCAAATATTGTTACTTAGGTAGCCTTACAGATAATAAAGATACACATACTGACATAACCACAAAACTAGAGCAGGCTGTACAAGAGATTGAAAAAGCCGGTTATGGTATATCTAGATTTCAGTTGCATGGAGCAGAAGTATCTACTATACCTGAAAAATATTTGTCTGAAATGTTTGAGTATATGACAAATAAGTTAAGTGAGAACAGTCTAGAAAGAAACGTGGCGACTGCTGGATCTGTCCGGATGGCTAATATCCATATTAAAACAAACTTACATAACTTTGCTAAATTGCAAGCGCTGTATAGTAAGCACAAAGTAACAGTAAGTGGTTCTTTTGATTTACCATTTAGTCTACACGCTAAATATAGAGTAGATAAGCAAGGCAATTCAACACTCGAAAAAACACTGAAGAACATATCCCTATTAAAAGACTATAAGTATGGCAAAGGCTTGTCTTGTGTTATTACCAAAGCACACCTAGAGAAGATTGATGAAGTCGTCAAGGACTTGAGGTACATGCATGAAGTGATAGGGTTTAATATGATAGAAAACTTTTACTTCATGTTTGGATATGACTCTAAAGCAAGTGAAGACAAGTTTCAAGAGAAGATAGAGGGCACAGAAATGCTATCACAGGACGAGATGGTAGAGTTTTATCAAAAGATAAAGCAAGAATTTATAGGCACTCCATATGAGCAAGCCATCAAGTATGGTTGGTTCAAAGAGTTTCAAAGTGGTTACTGTACTGATGTTAAAAATTGTGGAACAACCCAATTGATACTACAAAAGAATGGAGATGTGTATCCCTGCCACAGAACACAGCCAGACCCAGAGTACAAATATGGAAATATATTTAAGGATGGCTTCTCGAAGATAAAAGAAAATGCAACAAAAGTAATAGAGAAAAATGAGAGCACTCTTGAGATTAGTGATGATTGTTTTACCTGCCCTTACTTTAAATACTGTCAACAAGGTTGCTCGTTAGTCCGCAAAGAGACAGGACTTAATAGAAGTTATACGTGTGGAGTTCAAAGAGCACTCTATAGAGATAACCCTAGACGATACCCAATGATGGAAACTAAGGAGATAGAGGAATATGTAAAAGATTTTGTATTGTCAAATAACCCAAAGTACATAAAAAAATTTACTGAGGTATATCCAAAAAGAGATCACCATATCATTACTCCTGAACTTTACTCAGAGGAACAAAAGTTACAAAGTATTATCGATAACGACGAAAAGCTCAAGGTTATCTATGAGAGTGGTATATTTAAGATAATAGTGAATGGAGAGGTATATCCACTAGAGCCACAAGAGTTTAGCTTTCAAACCATATATGGCATTAAGTCCAGTGATGAGATTAAATTAGAGATGGATAAAAAATACTTTTTAGCAAACTGTGAAGAGGATAGTCTTTCAGGTAATGAGCTTAAAATCAGTATGCTTAGAAATACTGCAACAACTTATGGTGAAGAGAAAAGAACTAAACAAGAGCATTTATGGGAAGAGGGAATTTATTATAATCAAATCCTAGAAATGAGCGAGTCTGTGGATGGTGATAAAATTATTTTAGATATTTCAGACATTATACATAGGCATAAAGATAGCTATTTAGATGGTGTATTTAACAGTATATTTTTCACAACAAAACAAGCAAGAATTTACCATTACGAAAAACATGCAAAAAATGCTTTTTACCATATACAAGCCATAAATATACCTTTTCATAATTTAAAATTTGTATATATGAAGGATGACAAATGAGAGTACTTACCTATGTCGAAGGAAAGATAACTGTAATAAACGATATTGGTTTTTATAGTGATACCGCAATAAAACCTAGTTTTATTACAGGTGTAAATTTTTACTATGAACCAACACTAAAGATGATGGATGATATACCATTAAACGATGAGCAGATTTTAAATGCAGAAGCATTCATAGACAGTTTCACTCCTCCTATTGCTGCTGTAGTTGAGCCAAAACCTATATTACTATATCACTGTGTTGATGCTGGGGGGAACTATGTAGGAGAGCTTAATAATACTGATAAGTATTTAGTTGTTGATACTGCACCATCCGGAGAGAATGAAAAATGGTATGAGGGCTCATGGGCAGTATGCTGCTTGGTGGACTCAGTAACAGGCATGTATATTGGTTATGGAGATACTAGGTATAATAAAGGCACAAAGTATGCCCCAGATACATTATCTGAGTACCCTTTTTTAAGAAGCCATTACTTCTACACTACAGCTTGGAATATAAGCATAATAGATGCTAAGAATGATATGAAGATATGGCTAAAAACTGAACAAGATAAGGAGCTGCGTGGCATTCTAGGAGATACCGCCTCATGGGAAATTGCTAGTTTTACAACGCAAGAAAAAGAAGCTAGGGCTTGGTTATTAGATAACTTGGCAGCTACTCCTTTTATAGATGTGTTACTGGCTTCAAGAGCTAATGGTGAAACTAAATCCCAACTTATAGATAAAGTGATCACCAAAGCGGATGCTTACTCTGTGTTTTATGCTGGTCAAATTGGTAAATTTCAACGACTTATAAAACAAGTAGATGCTTGTACAACTGTAGATGAAGTTAAGGCAATAGTATGGTAAAAGAAGAACTCTTTAGTAAGTTTGATAGAGATATAGCTAAGAGGAGTAGGGTTATGAGGATAGTAATATCCTTTGACCAAGCCATTGGTTGTGTTGGGTGGAACAAATCACAAGATGAAACAATAAGTAGTTATATAGGAAGAAAGATTCAAAGGAACGAAGCTAACTTGTTTGAGAAAGCTTTATGTTGCTTACTTAGAAAGTTTGAACAAAATCACTGCTTTAAAAGTGAAGGAGAATAAAATGGATACAGTAGAATATAATGGAAGATACAAAGAAGCAAGAGAGTTGACCAAGAAAGATAATATGGTTATAATGCGTTCACTTGTAAAAGACTGGACTCTTGGACCAGCAGAGGCAGAAGTTTCTGTAAATGGGAATAAGAGATTCTGGGTAACTTTTGCGGACAAAATGATGGTTAGTGAAAAAGAGGGAAGACGTAAGAGATGTGGTAACTGTGAATATGGAGACTATTCAGAAGGTGCACTTGAAGCTATGGAACATGTTCCATATAACAAGTATGATATAGATGGCGGTGGTAGAGTATGGTGTGAAAAGTTTGACTTTATCTGCCATAATTTAAGAGTTTGCCAAGCCCATGAGAGTAAATATTAATAAGGAGATATTATGAGTTTTGATCCATTAACAGCTGCGTTTGACTTAGGAAAGATTGCTATAGAAAAAATATGGCCAGACCCAACTAAACAGGCTGAAGAATTGCTAAAGTTAGAGACATTAAAACAAACTGGGGATTTGGCACAGCTAAATGCTCATGTACAACTGATGGTAGGGCAGTTAGAGATAAATAGAGAAGAAGCTAAGAACCCCAGTTGGTTCGTAAGTGGGTGGAGGCCTGCTGTCGGCTGGGTAGGAGTAATATCATTGTTTGTAATGTATGTTCCTAAAGCCTTGGTAATGACAGGATTTTGGTGTTATCAAGTGTATTTAACATTCTCTGTAGAAGCAGGAGTTATTATACCAGCACTCCCAGTATTCCCTGATTTAGGAGTAGGAGATGTTATAGCATTGCTTGGTTCTATGCTAGGTATGGCTATATTAAGATCAAGAGATAAAGAAAAAGGCGTAGATACCAAAAATATTGGGATTAACTAGTAAAAATATGGTATAATACTAAAAAAAATTAAGTGAGGGTGGTAAGTAATGAGTGAGTTCATACCAGATAATGAAGATGGAAGAATACCTTTTGAAGTGCATAAGAAGCATCATTATTGGGTAGAGGGTGAAATGATAGAAAGTAAAGTTAGAAAAGAAAGAAAAGAGAAAGTTAGAACTTCTATAACTTTTGCAATAATCTGGTTTGGAACTATGTCACTTATGAGTGTACTTGGGTATGCAGCAGTAAGGTTTATCCAAGAGGTAGCAGCAAAATGAAAAGGATTTTTAAGCAAATACTCACGGATAAGTTAGCCATACTTATTGGCTCTACTATGCTACTTTTATTTTGGACGTTTGTGTTGTCTACACAAAATCCTATAATTATTACACATAATCCAAATGGTGAAATAGTAGTTAAAAGAGGAACTTCATTTCTGTTATGCAGAACAGTAGAATATACTAGAGATGTAGATTTGGATATTAGTCGAGCTTTAACAGCAGAACCAGACGAAGACGACAAAATTGTTGTTGCCCCTGTTATTTTTCCAACAGTTTATGTTCCAAGAAAAAAGGGATTAAAAAATATATGTAGAAGTGTACTTATTCCAGATGACACCCATCCAGGTAAATGGGATTTCAGAACATACATAGTTACTTATACACCACCTTGGTGGAGACACAGTTTTGAATTGCCAATGGTCAAATTAAGGATTACAAAATGATCTATTACGGGTTAATTAAAAAAGAACATCTACTAGATTATGTTAAAGAAGTATGCACAGTACTTGGCAATGGTAATAATGCAAATGCAGATTTACTGATACTAGGTACAATAGCACAAGAAACCCATTTAGGAACATACAAAGACCCCACTCCCACAAGTGCCGGACAAAGCATTGCACAATTCGATGAGATGCCGTTCAATGATGTAGTAGATAGAACTAGTGAAAAGGATAGACAAAGATGCATTGATGCATGGGATATTGATGTTAAGAAAATAACATGGAGAGAAATATGGCATAACCCATTTCTGGCAGTGTTGTTTGTTAGATTGAAGTACAAATTAGTACCTAGTATTATTCCAATTGAGTTGGAATTGATGGCACAGTATTACAAAAAATGGTACAATAGTTCTGCTGGTAAAGCAACCCCGGAAGAATTCATTAATAACTACATGTTATATGTAACACCTATCTTAGTGCAACTTAAGAATTAAAACGATATAATAAAGCAATAACTAATAGAGGATTACCATGAAAGTACAAAAAACAAAACTTAATGAGGCTAAAAAACTCACAACGTGGGAAAATGAGCCGACATATAATGATTTCAAAAATGACTTAGATGGGTCCTCATCATTCCATGAAGATTACAAAAAGAAATTACTGCAGTATGAAGAAGATAGAGATGGTGGGCCACAAATTAGTGCCAGACCAGGTAAGTCTACTGCCAGACCAAAGGTAGTTAGAAAAAATGCTGAGTGGAAGTATCCAAAATTAGAAGATCCATTCCTAAATACCGAAGATATGTTTGAGATTAACCCAAGAACATGGGAAGATGTTAAAGCAGCAGAACAAAACGAATTGCTGCTAAATTATCAATGGTCTACTAAAGTCAATAAAGTTAAATTAATAAATGACATAGTTAGATATGTTGTTGATGATGGTACTGTGATAACTAAAACTGGTTGGGAAGTTGAAGAAAAATTAGTCAAAGTAATGCAAGAAGAGCCAGTGTATGCTAGTCCAGAAGAATCGTTAATGCTAATGGAGCAGGCAGTTAGAAGTGGACAAATGCCTATGGCTGAATTCCAACAAAGGATGGCTTCTGGTGAACCAATGCAAACTGGGGTTCGAGAAGTTGAAGTTGAAGTTCCAAAGATAGTAAAAAACCAACCAAAATACGAAGTATGTAATACTGCTAATATAATAATTGACCCTACATGTGAAGGGTATATTGAAGATGCTAATTTCATAATTCATGAATATGATGTTAATATTGCTGAATTAAAAAAAGAAGAGTACTTCAAGGATGCAGAATCTGGAGAAGTTTCTGGTGTCTATCACAACTTGGAATTACTGAAAGATGAAGATGGTAAAGCTATATATGATGAACACAAAAGTAGCGCATATAATAATTTTAAATTTACAGATAAAGCTAGAAAGAAATTAACAGCCTATGAATACTGGGGCTATTGGGATATTAATGGTGATGATGAATTAGTGCCAATAGTTGCTACATGGGTTGGAGAGATACTAATTAGATTAGAGGAAAATCCATTCCCACACAAAAGGTTGCCATTCAGTATAGCACAATACATGCCAATCAAAAAAGAAGTAATGGGTGAACCAGATGCTGAGTTATTGAGGGAAAATCAAGAATCAATTGGTAAATTGACAAGAGCTGCGCATGACATAACAAGTGAACAAGCAGTTGGACAAGAGTTCATAGATGAAACACTATTCCCAAATATGTCCGTTAGACAACAATACGAAAAAGGTAATACAGTTTATTATAGAGCTGGATTAAACCCAAAAAATTCAATATACAAAAACACAGTTGCTCCAGTTCCGTCAAGCGTATTCAATATGATTCAATGGCAACAATCGGATGCTGAGTCGCTAACTGGTACGAAAGCATTTGCTGGTGGGATATCAGGTAATGCACTTGGAGATAGCGTAGGCGGGGTTAGATCAGCACTAGATGCTACAAGTCAAAGAGAGTTGAGTATACTAAGAAGATTAAGTGAGCTATTCAAAGATATGGCAAGACTTACAATTGCTATGAACCAAGCATACTTAAGTGAAGAAGAAGTAGTTAGGGTAACTAATGAAGAATTCGTTACTATTCGTAGAGATGACTTGGCCGGAGAATTCGACTTAAAAATTGATGTATCTACACCAGAGAAAGATCAAGATACTGCTAACAAACTAAATACGTTATTACAAACAAATGCTGCTAGCATGGATCCTGCTGAGGCAAGGATATACAGAGCGAAGATTGCTAAGTTGTGGAAACAACCTGGATTGGCTAAGTCAATAGAGAGTTATGAACCAAAACCAAACCCAGTTCAAGAGGAATTACAAATGCTTGCACTAGAAGAAGCTAAGTTGAAAATAGTAATTGCGAGAAAAGAATTAGAAGAAATGGATTCAAGAATTGTAGAAAGAGTTTCTAGAGCAGAAGAAAATAAATTTGACAGAGTACTAAAAAACGCTAAATCAAAAGAAGCACTTGGTAGAGCGGAGGAAGCACTTGCTAATGCTGATAAGTTAAAAGAAGAAGCTGATGCACTTGCAAATGAATTCGTAAAAGATGTGTCAGGACAAAAAAGAAATGAACACGAGTTAGACAAAGAGTTTGATGCGGCTACAAAGTTAGCTGAGAAAGACAAGGGTCAACCAAATGGCTAGTCCAAATATGCTAACATTAGCAGACGCTATGGAATTAGTTAATGCTGCTAAAAACAGTACTGGACTAGACTCAGCTTCCCTGCAAAGGGATTCTGCACTATTAGGAAATTATGTATTAACTAATAGTCAAGCAGCTAATGAAGTCAATAGACGTGCTAAAGGACTCCACGCTGCAGATAACCCAGGAGGATTGGGGTTAACTGGGCTCCCTGGTGGTAAGCTACCAGGACATCCTACATTCAGTGATGAAAGTCCCTACGCAATAAAAGGACTGGAAGCAGCTGAAGGAGGCACTTGGTCAAAGGATAAATCCGGATGGGTGTACGCTCCAAGTGAGAGTCAATTCAAAAGAAATCCGAATTATGTTAATGAACTAAGAGGCTACTTTGAGAGAGAACAAGGAAAAGGCATTGATAAAGTCGTACTACCAGACGGTACAGTATGGCAGTAAAAGCTGCTTCTAAGGTTCAGAATGATAAAATTACCAAAATGATAGGAGAATGATAATGGCTAAAGCACCTACATACCAAGAGTTAAACAGACAAAGAGCTGAGAATGCTGCTACACAATCTCAAGTAGACCAAAAAGCAAGTGTTGCTCAGGAAGTGGGAAATATGAGTACACCAAACTCAGTACTTGCCGATTACATGAATAAAAATAAAGAACCACAAGGATTATCTCCTAGAGACCCAAGAATGGAGTATGCTGCAATGTCAGATAGTATTGCTAAGAGTGTTCCAGATCAAGAAACATACGCCAGAACAATGGTGAATGCTGTTATGAAAGGTCAAGTACCTGCTGAGGCAGTAATGGCGGACGCTAAGATTCCAGATCAAGTTAAAGCTGGATTAGCAAATCAAATGAGACAAAGTCAAGGGCTAGGTCAACTAGCATAGTAATTGGACCATAAACTGACCGTCCCTAAAAGCTGTAAACTAAAGGATTAATGCAATGAGTGAGATACTTAACATTGATGAAGAAATTGAGAACATAGATAAGAACTTAGAAGTTCTAGATTGGAATATCCAAAGAGCTAAGGCATTGGATAAGTTAATGGGTATGGAAGAGTTCCGTTTGGTAATGATGGAAGGGTACTTAGAAATTGAAGCTAATAGAGTTTTTAGTTTACTAACCCACCCACTCACAGTTAAACCGGATGATAAAGATAGTTACTTAAGTCAATTAGATACAATCAAAAACTTGAGTAGATATTTGGGTTCTCCAGAGTACAAAGGTACAGTTAAAATATCAGCTGCAAATTCTGCAATTGATAGAGATATCCTTATAAAGCAAAAACAAGAGTTGTTTGCTAAGAAGGGAGAATAATTATGGCTGAATTAACTGCAAGAGAAGAGCTGAACCAAATGATCAATGGCACTCATAAGAATAGAGAAGTTACAGATATTAATGAAGATGAAGATGAATTCGAGGAAGTAGAAACAGAAGAGACTACTGAAGTTGAAGAATCAGAATCAGAAATAGATGACATTGAGGAAACTGAAAACGACATTGAGGACACAGACCAGGAAACTGATACTGAAGAGGAAGAAGACACAGACCAGGAGAGCGACGGTTCTACTGAGGATACTTCGGAAACTGCAGAGGAAGACCAGGAAGAAGACACTCAAACAAGCGAAGAAGAATCTGAAGAAACGTCAGATGATGCTGAAGAAATCAATTATAAAGAGTTCTATGAAAAAGTGGCATTAGCTAAGTTTACAGCTAATGGCAAAGAAGTTGAAGGATTCAAAAATCCTGAGGATTTGGTTAGAGCACAGCAAATGCTACATGGGTATAGTGACAAAATGAAGGTATTCAAAGAATACAAGAAATTCCTAAAACCATTAGAAGAGCGTGGTATGGTATCTGACCCAGATAAATTCAACTTAGCGATGAGTTTGTTGGACGGTGATCCTGAAGCAATTAAGAAAGTGCTAAAAGAGAAGAATATGGACCCGATGGAGTTTGACTTGGAAGATATTCAATATACTCCAAAGAATACATTGCCTTCAAGTGCACAGATGCTTATAGAGGAAGCACAGGAACAAGCTGTTAACCTGGGAATTGGTGACAAGTTCAACAATGTGATTGGTAGAGACTGGGATGTTCCTAGTCTACAAGAGTTTGTTAAAGATGGTAAAATGAGAAGTGACTTATTAACACATCTACAAAACGGTACCTATGATATTGTACAGAATGAAGTCAACAGGATGGAATTATTGGACTCTAGTGGTATATTAGATGATGTAAGTTCTGTTGAAAAATACAGAATGGCTATGGCTAGACTTAATCAACAAAGACCTGCTCCGGCTAAGGTTGTAAAACCTGCTGAAGTTGTGGTTGATAAAGTTGCTGAAGCTAAAAAAGCTGAAGAGTTCAAAAAGAAAGCAGCTGCAAAAGAAGCAAAGATTGCTGAAGATAGAAAGAAAGCAGCTTCTATGAGTAAAAAGAAAATGGTTAAGAAGCCTAAGAAGGCACCCGCTAAACTCGAAGAGTTACAGGGCGATGACTTCAAGGCAGCATTCAGAAATATGCTAATGAGTTAAGACTTATTAGATTAGGGTAATACAAAAAGGAAATAAAAATGGCTGAATTATTAGGAGAATTTAACACTGGTGTGTTAACATCTACAACAATAGATAGACAGTTTAACGATGAATTCGTTACAAAAGCGGTAGTAGAAGTACCAAAAAGAAAAAGATATTTTTCAGTGAGAGCTGATAGATTCTCAATGCCAAAAAATCGTGGTGATAAGTTATCAAGAGAAGTAAGTTATGGTATGCTAGACAAGCGTGTACTAATTGATGGTGGTGTTGATGCTAATACAGCAACAATTCTACAAGATGTATGGTATGTTGTTCCAATAGGTTCAAAAGATATCACATCTGCAACATCTTCATTCGACACAAAAGCCTATTGGGCAACTGGTACATACGCAACATGGACCCTAGCTAGAGCTGCTGCAAAAGCTGCTGCTGCTGCTGCAGCTAATGGTGGTGAAGAAGTAGTATCAGGTTCAGGTGGTATGGTTAATGGTGAAGCTGCTTATGCTGCTACAGAAGGTCCATTAGTTGAGATGCCAGAAGAAGGTGGAGTAATTAACTTACTAAACCATTACAGTAAAATGGTTACTGCTAACATCACATTCCACGGAATTGGTCACAAATTCTCAATGAGATCTGTAGACTTAGATTCAAGAAAAGGCTTAATTGCAAGAAAGATTCAGTATATGGCTGATGCAGTTCAAGACTTAAAAGAAATGCAAGTTCGTAGAGATCTAATTGCTGCAGGTAGTGTAAATGCAATCGTATGTAATGCTGCTGTAAATCCAGCTACAGACACAATTGCTGAAATTGATGGTTTAGATGTGTTAACTTACTCTGCACTTGAAACATTAGAGCAATACCTATTGAACAACGATGTTCCAATGGATACAGAAATTCTTACTGGTGTTGACTTAGTAGATACTAAAACAGTATCAGATGCATGGATTATCTATGTAAATACTGAAGTATTACCAACATTACGTGCAATGACAGGTCCTGGTGGAGTTCTAGTATGGACACCAAAAGAAATGTATGCTGCTGGTACAGAACTAGTAGATGGTGAGCAAGGTAAAATTGGTCAATTCAGATTCGTAACTTGTAAAGACTTTGAGAGAGAATATGGAGCTGGACTACAAGTTGGTCTAGCTGTAGATGGTGGTAATGGTACTGATGCTGCAAATGCTGCAACTCAAGCTGCTGCTTACCAAACTAATGGGGACTATGATGTATTTACTGCATTAGTAGTTGGTGATGATTCGTTTACAATCACAGGATTCGGTGGAAACAGTACTGCTGCTTCATACATCGCTCCTAAGAAAGACGTACATAATGATATGCATGCTCAAATGGCTGGTATTTCAGCTAACTGGAGTTATGGTATGTTAATTTACCGTCCTGAGAGAATTGCTTCATTGAAGTTCTCGGTTTCTAAAAACCCTGCAATTGTAGCTGCTGCGTAGTTACTAAATAGTTAGGTGGGATTAATTTCCCACTTAGCTCCCCTTAAGATGAATTAAGATAGAATACAAAATGTACAGATTGAGATATCTGGAGATCGTAGCAATGGCGTAATAGCTAACTATAAAATAAGGAAAGACAAAATGGAAAAGACATTTAAACAAATGAATAAAGAAGAGCTGATTAAAGCTGCGGAAAGTTTAAAACTAACTGATAAAGTAGTGGAATCTGCTAAAGACAAAGAAAAGATTACTAATGCTGAATACGTAACAGTATTAGAAGAATTCAAAGCTTCTCAAGATGAGATAAACGAAGAGACTAAAAAAGAACTTGCTAAGCCTGAAAATAATCCTGAGGCTACAAAAGAAGTGTCACTCAAGAAAGTTGTGGATCAACATGAAAGAGCTAAACTGAAACAAGTGAAATTTAAGTACATTGTCACAGATCATCAGAATTCAATTCAAATTGATGATGATGATGAAACAAGAACATTCCCAATCCAGTATGGTAACCTCACAACAGGTCCAAAGAACTGGAATGTTGGATTGCATGGTAACGAACAAGCATTACCATTTACAGTTGCTAAAAAACTAGCTGCAATTATGATGTCAGTACATACTAAAAATGGTAAAGGGGAACCAGTTGTAAAGTCACAGCCAAGATTCAGAGTAACTAAGACTGAAGGATGGACACAAGATGAGATAGATGAAATGAAAAGAGCCCAAAATACTAGAAAATTTAAGGACTAATTCAGTTAGAGTCCACTAAGGTGGATTCTATAATGAATTATATAAGGATAGCTGAATGTCTACAATTACAATAGAAAAACGAACAAGAGCACTAATAACAGATGTTTGGGGTAGTTGGGCCACGACTACAGATGTACCTCCATATATAGATACTACTCTGGTTGAGTATAAAACTGGTACTGCGCTAGTACCTACTGAAATACTAATAACAGATCTAACTGATAATGTTCAAACGGATGCAGAGTATGTTGTAACAGGTGATGGTGTATTCGATAAATTGATGGAATCAATTAATGCTCAGACAAAGGCTCAACATAGGAGTACTAGATTGACAGGTGCTAATTACGCTAAGGTGTACTTAGGATCCATGAGTGCTGCATTAAGTGAATCTATGCGATTTATAATGAGCAAACAGTCTGCTGAAGAGAACACTAATAAACTACGAATATCAAATCTCGTAGATGACAGTTCTAAACAAGATAAAATAGACACATCCAAAAGTGCATTAGCTGTTACTCTTGGTGTGGAACCATACAAAATAACATTAGGAAAATACCAAAGTGATAAAGCATTAGCAGATGTCAATATGACTGGTGCTCAACAAACTGCATTAGAAGAACAAGTTATAGACAATAGATATATTAAAGCTATTGATAGTTTATCTAGCACTTATGGAACATTTGGAGCTGGTGGACTTACAGTTAGTAGTGATCAATGGAATAAATACTATACGTTAATAGGTGAATTAGTAGAGGATTTGAGAGATTACAAAGGTGAATGGGATGCCACTGGTGTATTCCCTGGAGCAGCTGATGGAGTCCTTGGTGATTTCTATGTAGTTTCTGTTGGTGGTAGTATAATGTTAGATGGTATTAAAGTATGGACAGCAGGTGATATTACGTACTACGATGGGGCTAAATGGAAGAAACTAGATAGTACTCCAGCAAGTACTACTGTTAGTGTAGTGGTGTAATATGGCGGATGGTTCTAAACTTGCAAAAATTGCAATTGCCCATGTGAGAAATATTGAAAGGGGATCCACCTTAGTTAGTGATCCTCGAGTAAGCCCACTTAGTCAAAGTTTTGGGGTGACATATGATGGAAACAATAATATACTCAATAATACAACTACTACTAGGATTGGTTCTCTAGAGAATGATACACATACACACACAAATAAAGCTATTCTCGATGCAACTAATGCCAGTTATACTGTAGTTATAAATACACATATAGATGATTTAGAAACACGACTAGCGGCACTAGAGTTAGCACTTGCAGCGTATGCTACACATACACATAATTATAATGATGCTACTATTACTGATACCGCAGATGGTAGTGGTGCTAGTGGTGATACAGTGAGAACTACAGGAGGGGTAAACTAATGCATGTACATTTTTTAACGAGAGTTTACCCTATTCGAAAGTATATTAAGAAAAATAAATAATGTTTGAGCTCTTTAATGATGGCCTTGTTAGAAGAGCCAAGTACAACCCACTAGAGCAGCTATCTACGTTTTACGATGTTGGTAACGCTGGCGGTGACGCTGGTGGACAATCTGCAGGTGGGGGCTCCTCAAATGCTAGTGACGCAGCAGATGGAGGCTCTGGTGGGAATAACGATTGGGGAACTGTAGAAGAGAGTTTTAGTAAAGAATACAGTACTCTAAATACCGATATTGCTCCTGCTACAGAATACGAATATTCCTATGATATGGATCTTAAATCAGTTACAACTCATGCTTTTGGTAAAGTTGGAGATGATATTACTATTGAGAGTAATAGAGTAACTACGGGGTACTTAGATTTTGATTTTGACTCACTTACAGTCACTAATACTAAATCCTACACTTCTCTATCAAGTGGTTCACTAGCTTCTCATCTGTACTCGCAAGGAGTTCCTGCCTCAGTTGCTATAGGACTAGAGTCACTCGCAACTATAGCTGCTGGGGCATTAATTGGAGCCCCCGCAATTGCGACTATAGCATCTGCAGTGGTTGCTGTATCTAAACAAGCAGCCTTGACAGGGGTAATATCTTTTGAAGCGCAACAACAAATCGAATTTACAGTAGCTATACTACAGTTTGCTTATGGAGTGTTTACTACTATACAGACACTAGAAACGCTAGCAAGTGTGTCAGGATACTTAACTTCCACAGGCAAGTTAGCAGCTGTGGCGGTCACTGCTATTTCATTATATTCTGTATATGACCAATTCACAACATTACAAGCAATGGCAAATGCCATGGGAATAAATACTAGTGATATTAACGCTAGTGATTTAGCAGGATTTGATATGAGTGTGGATAGAGAAGGAGATAGTGGACATCAATTTCCGAGTGTTGAACAATCCTTTCAAAACCTTGTTAAATGGAAAGCATTACATAATATCACTTCCGGTAAAGAGTCACCTCTAGATGCTGAAGATGTTTTTGATAAAATGGCAGGAGGAGTGTTATACAATGCATTCTTTGGTGGTGGTATATTTTTCCACCCCTTACAGCAACAAGAGCAGAATATGGCAGCAGTTGGATATGATACTGTATTCGAAGCAGCGGCAATGCCTGCATTACTAGGTAGTGAAAGAGTATTCCTGTCCAACACAAAAACCACAAAGGGTTCTGCAAATGGGAGTAACTCAAGTGCAATAGTTACCACAAAAAAAGCGATATACAGAAAAATACAAGTGCTCCAAGGCACAATAAATTCATTAATGGATGATTATAATGAGAAGTTAAGTGCATGGGAAGGCAATAATGCTGCAATAAATGCAATATCCGACTCATACAATAGTAGTACTAATAAAACACAGGCTAGCTATAATGAAACAACTGCAAAGATGGCAGCACAAAAAGCGGCATTCGATTACACGGCTGCTCAGTTATTCTTAGACTCTACTGGTAAGGCTATTGAAGATGCAACTACTAAAGCAAATGCATTAGCAGAAAAATTATAAGTAATAATTAATATAAACTATGGTAAGATGCAGTAAATAGATAATAGGAGAATGATATGGCATGGTATGATGGATTAGCAGATTTTGGTACAAAGGCAGTAGGTGGATTAGGTGATCTGGGAACTTGGGCATTTGGATCTGATGGCATTGGTGGAGAAAGTGGGGCTATTGGTGGTGTTGGAGATTGGTTAACTGGTACAGCTGGTAATAGAGTTTTTGATAGTAAAAGTGGTAATTGGGTAGGCTCAGAAGCGACTCCTGGATTGTTGAGTACCGCTGGTAATTGGTTAGAGAGTAATCCTGAAACAGCTAAGTTAGGTCTTGGTGTACTTGGTGGATTAGCCGATTACGGTTTACAAAAAGATGCACAAGATTCTACTAACGATAGATTCAATCAACAAATGGCATTATCACAAGCATACCAAGATAGACAATTTAGTGATGCAGATGCTGCTGAAGCTAGAAGAAAAGAAGCAGAATTGGCATTCCAACAATCTGGTGGTTCAGTGAATGGTAGCCAAGCGCTTCCATACGCTAGATAAGGAGAAATCATGGGATTCTATGATCCAATAAGATTACAACAAGTAAGTATGCCTAGACTTCCTACTAGCACACCGTATAATAGTGGTCCCAATTTAATTGGGAACTTGGCTAAACAAGCTATTGCAGGTATTGATAATAGACAGAAAACAATTAGACAAGATGCTCTTAGGCAAGATCTCTTAAATGAGAAAGACTTAATTCATGCTAGACAAGCTGCACAAGATGCTAGACAGGCAGGAATAGATAAAAGAAACACTCCAGGCACACCAGAATGGAATGCTGCTCAAAATGCTAAACAACAGTTTGCTATGGAAACATTAAAAAAAGAGAGAGCTGCTGATCCAGAATGGAAAGAAAAACTGAGATTGATAAACGAAGGCGTTAGAAACAGAGCTGAACAAAAGAAGGTTGCTGAAGCCTTTATAGGACTGCCAACTAATAAAACCATTACTACAACTACAGGTGTGATCACACAAGCTGATGTAGATGCTGATAGACAAAGATTGTTAGATGCTAAATTAGAAAAAATGGGGCAAATATTCAGTGATACTTATGATCATTTAATAGCTACTCCGACACCTACCACTACTAAGGGCAGTGGTTATGAGACTGATGTGCTAATGGGAGTAACTCCAAACTTAAAAGACTTTGTTAAGACTCCTGCTCCAGTACAAATGTCCAATGAAGAAGCCGCTAAAATTGCATTGGAAAAGGCTGGATTAACTGAATATATGGATGGTAAAGAAATTACAGTTGATGAAGCAAATGTTAAGAAACTAAGTAAAGGAACTACTAAATCAATATCTAAAAAGTTAAGTCCTGAGGAATCAGTTCAAAATCAACTCAACGAGCTTAAACAATTGTATAAAGATGGTAAAATATCTGCTACAACAGCTGTTGAAATCTCCAATAAAATAAATGTTAAAAAAACAAATGCAGAGAAGATTGCAGAACTTGAACAAGCCAGAAAACAATCAGAAACTGATAATAAAATAGATAACAACTATTGGAGTAACAAAATTACTCCAAAAAGTGGGGATGGAAGTGGTATTAGAACTGCACTAAAGAGCATGTTTGACGACTTTGGTGATCCTGGTTCATATGATAGGCCTTGGATAGAAAATCAATTAGCAGGATTGCAAGGTCAAGGTTATTCAGATACTCAAATGAAAAAGGCTATTAATGCTTCAAGAGGTGTGTTTGGTAATTCCATAATTGGTGTTGACCATAAAGGTTTTATTAAAGCAGTAGAAAAAAATCTAAGAAATATTAGTAAATAACTTATAATTAAGCCTTCTTGCGGTAAAATAAAGAAAAATACCAAAAGAAGGCTTATAAATGACTAATGAAGAATTCGCAACACTGATTGCAGGATACAGTCCAACAGCTCAAAAAGATACCCTCCAAGAGAAAATAGATAAACTAAATCAAAGAACAGCAGAAAAAGTTGCTAAACTAGGAGACACTTCCAAATACTCTAAAGATACACTACAAGGTCTATACGATGCTGATACAGCAATTACTAAAAACCTAGGCTACTCTAGAGAAGTAGATCCATATGGAAATAGGTATGATGCTGTTGAAACACAGCATGGCACTAATCCTTATGACATGCAAGGAATTAGTAAAGAGCGTAGAGCTGCTGGAGAGATTGGTAAATCAACGTATTCCATGCAAATGCAACGAAATCAAGTTGGAATGATACTTAATAAGCCTGTAGACACAGTCACAGAACAAGATATGTTAGATGTAGCTAATCAACAACAAATACAAAAACTTGCTGACTTAGCAAGAACTCCTGGAGAAGATAGATGGGTTGCTCCACTAATTCGAGGTGTGGAACAAACTAATCTAACTGGGAAGTACAAAGATGAATTTGGCAATACACAGCAAGTACCCTTAAACGTGCCAATAATTAGTCAAAAGCTTGGAGACATCGGTTCAAGAGGTGGAGCAGCATTAGGAAACTTGTATGGTGAAGAAGTAACAGTACAAGCAACAATAGATCCATTGCAAAATGCCTTTGCAGGTAAAGTAAAAAATTCCAGAAGTGATAATAATACACCAACTAAAGAAGCATTGGCTAAATACATACAAGAACAAGAAGCTAATGCTCCATACTGGGAAAATGCTGCTAAGAGTGTTGCTGCAACAATAGGAGCTACTGCTGCTGATGTAGCAGATGGTTTCTTTGATGCTGGAGCTAATTTAGCACAAAAAACTGCAAGAGCTTTTGGTGGAGATATAACCAAAGAAGATTTACCAAATTTAAGTAAATTAGGATTCCAAGTAGATAGTGATGGACAAGTCAGACACTACTGGGGTTATGAAAAAGATGGTAAGACATCAAAACAAGCATTCAATACACTGATCGGAGCTAATGATGTTAAATACCAAAAAATTACAGAGGACTTTAATAATAGCATGGACGGAATATGGGGTAGTAATGAACCAATCTATACAAAAGTAGCTAACACACTCAAGGAAGTATATAACCACAAAGAAGCTATACCTCAAGCTATAGCAGATTCATTATCGTACATGTACGCATTAGGTAAACAGCCTATGGCAATGTTAGCAGGTGCTACTAATCAACATCTGGATGAAAGATTAAAAGTGACAGGGGAAGCGGCTGATTTAAAAACTACCTTAGCAGTAGCTGGTGGTACAGCAGTAGAATTAGGTGCAGATTTTGTTGCAGCTAAACTGTCTTTTGGTGTTGGTAAAGGTTTGGGTGGAGTTAATAAGAAGGTCATTGATATCATGTTTAAAGCCCTTCCAATAAAGGCCGGAGAGAGTATCGTTGCTAAGACCATTGGAGCAATAGTTAAAAGTTCTACTAAACTTGCTGCTGCAGGTACTGAAGAATTCAGTACTGAATCTTTTCAAGAGGTTCTTGGAATGTTAATTGAGAGGGTTGGCACTACTAAATATGATGGTAAAAAAGTATGGGGTCTATTGGATGAGGCATCTCAAAAAGCTATACGCCACGCTGGTTATCAAGGACTGTTAATAGGTATAGGCCAATCAGTTGCTGGTTCAACTCCAGGGGTGGTTATAAACGCAGCCCCAAAAGTATTCAATGCTGGTAAGACAGCTGTTGAGAGAGCAACAGAAACCCCAGTACAAAAAAGACTGAGAGAAGATAGAGAATATGTAACACCACTAAAAGTTAAAACAATTGATACAATAATAGCAGGTGATACTGAGAATGTTGTGTCACAGGTTGAAGCTATACACGGTAAAATGGTTGACAACTTGGATGCAAGTGCTAGTAAGAAGACAACATATGGTGTGATAATTAAAGAAGCACTAGATAAAGCAACTAAATCTGGCGATGCAACAGCAATTGATAATGTGTACAAAACAATAGCAAAACTAGATAAAGATGAAAAAGTAGATTTCAACCTTAAAGATATGGTTGATGAGACTGTGTATGAGAGCTCTAGAAAACTAGTTGAAGCAATAAACCAGAATACAGACGTGTCATCTGAGAAGCTAAAAGACTTGGGTGAAGCAGTTAATGAAAAAACAGGTATTCAAGAAACAATAGTATCTCAAATAAAAGAAATACAGGACACAATTGATGCTACTGAAGCTGCAGTTAAATCTATTAGAGGTTCAGAAGATATTGGGGATACAACAGAATCAATAACAAAGTTAAAAAATACAATAAAGAATTACCTAGAAAACAAAGATTCAACTGCAGTAAACAGTGAGTTTGCTGATCTGGGATTCATAGTTAGCGAATCAGGTAATAATCTGCATGCAGACCCAAATAGACCAGGATTGACAGTATATGAGAATGAATTAACTAAGAAGATGTTGAACCCAAAAGCTAAAGCAGCTGCTGTGATAGAGGCCAAGGGTACAACTGCAGTAACGCTAAAAGGATTGACTGGATTTGCTGCTAGTAGACTAAGAAAGTTACGAGCAACCAAAAATAAAGTAGCATACCAGACTGATGTACTTATCGGTACACTGGCAAAAGAAAATGGCGCAATGTTGGTAACTATTAAGAACTTACTGAAGACTGCTAAAGGGTTAAAAAGTATTAGTGAAACTGATAGAAAATCGTATGAAGCAGAGCTAGAAACTGCTGGAAATGCTGCACTAGAGGCTAATAAAGAACTAGAAAGAAGACAAAAAATACTAAATGAAACCACAAAACCAAAGGGAATAAAAGGTGCACTTGCATTCCAAGTTGAAACAGATGGTTCAGAATCAATCCAACTAGTTGCAGGCGAAAATAAGACAAAGATTGGCGATGTAGTAGATAACAAAGCAGTGCTGATGGATGAGTACAAAAACTCAGAAAAAGTAGCATCAGTTACTGAAAAAACAGAGGTTAAATTTAAAGTTATTAAAAACGTTAAAAAGATGACTGTAAAAGAATTGGAAGAATATAAAAATGCTCTGACTGAAGCAGCCATAAATGCTAATGGTAAAGAGCGAAAACGTCTTAGAAGTATATATGTTACAGTGACTAATAGAGAAACCACTATGTTAAATGATCAAAAGTATAAAGATACGACTTATGTAAAAGATGTAGAACGTATTAAAAAAGAAAAAAGAGAAGCGGAGATTGCACGTTCAGAAAAACTTAAAGCTAATCAGAAGTCTGCTGATGTTGGGGTCCCTGTGAAGCCTACTAAGACAGAGGTAAAAGAAACTCAAGACCTAAGTAACTTAACTAAGAAACAACAAGAGTTCGTGACTAGATACGCTGCTGGTGAGTTAAAACTTACTCCAGGCCAGACTAAAAGATATAATGAGTTAATAGAGAAAGCTAAACAACCAAAGAAAGTTGCTAAGCCAAAAGGCAGCTTAGAAAGTACTACAAAACAACAAAGAATGAAAGAAGCTTCAGAAGTGAAGATGGGTCAAAGTGAAGATGAACCTAAGCAAGAAGTTAAAAAGATAATGAATGAAAAAGGGTTCGACTCAGACTACAAAAATATGAGTGAAGAAGACATAGCAGAGCTTACTCGACTGGAAGAGGAAAGACTTATCCAAGAACCAGTCGAAGCAACAATAGATGATGGTGTCCTCCCAGAACAAGTTGAATCAGATAATGGACCGCTAAGTGAAGTTAGAGCAAAGATAGAATTTGTTAATAAAGAGTTAAGTGCATTAATTGATGGTGTTAAAGATATGAATGTTAAAAAGCATGTGAAAGAGTACTACGCTAAGAAGCTTGGGGACTTACAAGAGGATAGAACAAGACTTGGTAAGATGCTTGACAGACTTGAGACAGCCCTAGATAAAAGAATGAACAGAAAGTACGACACAGAAGCAAAAAGTATACTTGCTGGATTGGTTGCACAGATTGATAAGTTAGTGAAGCAAATGATAAAGCAAATCAATAGATTAGATAAAATGCTAAAGAAAACAAACAAGCAATACCGTAAAGTTAATGCTGAGCTACAAACAATACTAGATGCTATCAATGCAATTGAAGCTGAGTTTACAAGTGAGCCAGTTAAGACAACAATTGGTACGATTACTAAAATAGATGAAGAATTGTATGGTACACCAGTAGTTGATGTTAATGGTGAAAGAGTAATAGCTAAAAGACAATTAAAGAAAGACGGTAAGCTAGAAGCTCCTGGAACAGCAATGAATCGAGCACTAGAATTAGTTAAAAATGATAAAATAGCTGAACTAAGAGATGAACTAAAAGAAATAGAAGCTGGTAAGACAAGCTTAAGTGCTAAATTAATAGGCAGATTGCTAATTAACTACCCAGCAAATAGCCCAATACACAGACTAGTTAAGAGAGCAAATGATAGTGTGTTCGGACAATTAACTGGAAATCCGTTCGCTAAGGCTGATAGACTACTAGAAGTGCTTCCAAAAGGATTCAAAGAGTTCTTCATAACAGATGCTGAGAGTAAAGTTGAGCTGCTAGAGAACTTCAAGACAATGGCCGATTACTTAAACAATACCAAAATTGGCACGATAATAGTTGGTAATAATACCCTCAGTAAAAACATAGATAATAATGGGTTAGTAATAAAACACATTAATAAGTATGTGCCAATCAAGAAAGTAGTGGTAAAAGGTGATAAACTACAAGATGCGGATAAACAAGCATACATAGTGGAATCAGCAGATGGTGACAAAGTGCACGTTAAAACATCAGGCAGAAATCCAGTTAAGTCAATAAAACAAGTTAGTGAATTCACAGGAGTGCTAGAGCAACAAGAAACGTCAGCTCCGGTTGACATAATAGAGTTACTTGGTACAACAAAAGATGGCAAATTGCAGATTGATGAGCAAACAAAAAATATACTAAAGTTCTTCACAGCTAAGATGCTTGCAGATTCACAAGCAATGATTGGTAAGATACTAAGCTTTGATGAGTCAGAAATGGCGCAGTACTTAGGAATTACAGATCCAGATGAGCAAATCCGAGTAAAGCAAGAAGCTGCTCAAGGATACGTGAATTCAGCAAGTATTAGAAAAGACATTGGTGGTGAAGTATATCAAGCCTTAGGAATCAGACTAAATGAGACTACTCCAGAGTTCACAGAGGAGTCATTCAAGTCAACGTTGGGTGTACTAGTACAGGTGATAGCAACTGAAAATGGTTCAATGGATGGTAAACCACTAGAAGCTGGTGGAAAAAACCAAAACTTAATAAAAACAAATTGGGAAAATATTGGAGTGGAAAGAGGTGCATTAACTAAAGCAATCAATAAACTACAATACCTGAATGAAAATAGAAATAGGCCATTACCAAGTTTGAAAGCACCAAAAGATAATGCTAATAGAACAGTGATGAATACTAAGAATCCAATGGATGCAAAGTCAGTAGAATTCCTAAATAACACTGAAAAGACTGCATACAAAATTAGTCCAAGATTACAAAGATGGTTAGAGATGGATGAAAAAGAAGCACTAAAAGCAATGGGTTACGTAGATGTAGATACTGCCGGATTGCACGTAAGTGAAATAGATGCACAAAGGGCTAGAAATGACAAATTAGTTAGGGAATGGGAGATATTAAAGACATTCGCTAAAGCAACAAAAGGTAAAGAGTTTTACTTAGATTGGGGCCAAACAGTAAGTGGAAGATACACAATACTGAATGACATACAATACCAAGAGAGTAAACTACATAGAGAATTCGTAGTTGCTGAAGGTAGTACAGAGTCAGTGGACGTAAATGATGCAGATAGCAGACAAATGCTAGAGGCAAGCATCATGCAAGGGTTAGATATGGATCCAGACAAGCTAAGTGCTGAAACAGCTACTGCTAACTTCAATGACGTATTCAAAGTAACAGACAAAGGAATTGAGATTGAACCACAACTAGATAAAGATGGGGATCCGAATAAAACTCAAGTAGCAATAAAACAAGCATACGAAGCACTGAGAGATGGTAAGATAGATGCTGAAGCAATGGCAGAAGTGTTTGCTGATTCAGAAGGGCACCACGGAATAAGCTCAATAGAGTTGCTAGTAGACTGGGACCAGGCAATAAAAGATGGCACGAAAATAGAAACACACGCGAACTTAGAGATAGATGCGATAACAAGTGGTATGATACTTACACTACTACAGATTGGTAGTGACTTAGCACTAAGATTGGCAGAAAAAGGTGGTATATACACAGAGGCTAGAAAGCCACAGTTAGAGGCATATGTTAAGAAATGGTTGGGGGATACAGTTGAGTTCACACCAGGAGCACTAATTGAAGCTGGTAAGAAGCATGCTGCTGAAATTGAAGAGAAAATGAAAGGTTTATCAGGCGAAAAACTTGCAGAATTAAGGAAAGAATTAGAATCAGATGATACGTTCAAAGATCTGTACTCAACAATTGGTGTGGCAATGATTGGTGAAGTACAAGCGTACAAAACTAAGTTAGAGGGATTGGATAAACCAAGTGAGTTAGAAATACAACAACTAGCAATGCTAAATCAAATTGGTGAGTTAAACTTGAAGAACATTCGTTCAATAGCAAAAAGTCCAGTTATGGTGTACATATACGGTGCTAGTATCAGTTCAATTAAAAAGAAATTGACATATTCACTAGGTGTTAATACATTAGTAAAAGCAATAAAGACAGCTAGTAAGAAATTAAAAGCTGGTGAAAATGCTGATAAAGAGTTAGAGTTCGTAAAAACATTCATTCCAAAAGAGAAGTACGTGAATGAGTTCGGTGCTAAAGTTGAAACGCCTTCTGAGAGATGGGAACAACTGCTTGCACTAGACATACAGCCAGCAATCGACACAATAGACTCAGTAATTAAGGAAACTTTCGGTACAGCAATAGAAACTGCATTCGATAGCAGATTAGGATTCGTTAATAAAAATAGAGATGCCGCTAAAGCAATAGAAATGTTGGTGTTCGAAGCATATCAAATAAGACTGGCAGATGAGGTAAATAAGTTCCTAGATGCTAAGTACGGTAAAGGTAGACACAAAGGTGAGACATACAGATTAAGTAAAGAAGATATGCAGAGCATAAATGCTAAATTAACTGCAGAAGGACATGGGCACAATATAGTATGGGATGAAACTGAAGGAAGAGTTAATCAATCACTGAACAAGACTGGTGACAAAGGCGGAATTCACTCAACTAAGGTTACAGTTGGGAATACATCAGTTGGTGGTCAAATCAAGCAGTTTAAGCCAGCAGTAAATACTGGTGCAGCACCAACGATATCAATACACGCAATTGATGGCAGAATGATGCTAGATGTGCTAAATAGAGAGTTAGGTGGCAAATATGCTGGAGGAAACGTATACGATGCAGTAGTGCTGAGCTTAGACAAAGCAATGCTAACAGATACAGCAGATAGTTACAATACAAACATGATTGAGACAGGATTCAATAGATCAATAGTTGCTGACCAACTAGGAATGCTAGAAAATATGCTTGCAACAATGGATGAAAAACAAAAGAAAAGAATGTTTGCTAACATAGGATTACGCCCAGAAGGTGAGTTAAGAGAGGACTACACTAACGAAACAAACAGAATTGGGTTAGGAATTGGTAAGATGTTAGATAGCCTGGAAACAGCAGAAGAAGTGAATAAAGAGAGATTAGCAAATAGTGCTAAGGGCTACTACTCAGGACACTTATTCCAGATGGGTTCAGGAATAGCTAAAATAGATGCTAGTGAAACTAGAGCTAAAGAATTCCCAGCAATTGAAACAATTAAGAGATTGCTACAGAATAAGTTAGCAGCAGACAGAAAAGTAACGAAAAAAGAGTTTGCTAATAAGGGAATAAAATTAAATGCAAATACTGATTATGTGTTCAACTTGAGTGATATAGCAAATAAGAAAACACAAGTTGAGTCCAAAGCAAACATTGCGCAGATTAGTGAAAAATCAGACGGTAAACTGAAAGTTGATAATAAGTTATGGGATTTACTAAGTGCGAATGATACAGTTGAGATAATTGGTGAATATTCAGAGTCAAAAAAGAAGGATAGCCAAAGCTGGCACTACAACAACATAACAAACAAATTAGCAAACTCTGATGCTAAGATAGTCACAAAAATAGACTTAACAAAGTTTGGTAGAGAATTGGTAAATGGGGTGTGGGTTAAGAGTGACATAAAAAGTATATCAAATGATACAAAAGAGACTGCTGTAGAAAGTTCAAATAGACCAATATTCGATAGTTTGCCAAGTTACCAAAAAGGTCAAAACACAATGACATATGCTGGGATTGGTAGTAGACAAACATCAAAAGAAACACTAATACTGATGACTAAAGTTGCTGCTTGGTTAGCGAAAAAAGGTTACAAACTACAAACTGGTAAAACATTCGGTAACAAAGAAGAGGGTGCAGATAAAGCATTCAGTGATGGCACAACAAATAAAGAGTTGTTCGGTCCAGAAATGGCTACTGAGAAAACAAAAGCAATTGCTAAAGAATTACATCCCGCTCCACAGTACTTGAGAGAAGGCGGATTAAAGTTGATGGCTAGAAATACTAATCAAGTGTTTGGTAAAAATCTGGACACTCCAGTTGACTTTGTGCTATTCAACTCAGAAGAGACTAAAAATCCAATGAGACCAAAAGGTGGAACTGGACAAGCAGTTGAAATGGCCAGAGTAAAGGGAATACCAACAATTAATATGATGGATAAAGATTGGAGAAAACAGTTAGAAGCAGTAATTAATAAATCAAAAGAAACTGCTAAGCAAGAAGAAGTTATAATAGCTCCAAGTGAAGTATTTAATAAGAATGTGAATAAAAAAATAGAATGTAAGGACTAAATATGGGTTGTTCAGCACAAGACCAAATAGCAGGTTACAAAGCAATTGATAAAAAATTAAAAGAATTGAATCTTAAAGTGGATTCAGTTCGATTGCAAAAAGCAATAAATGAATATTGGTTGGGATTAAAGAACAACATAATGACTGATACTGAGAAAGTGTTGTATAGACAGTTAGTAGAACAAACAGACAATGTAGCTAGGATAAACTTAGGTGGAACAGGGCAACTAAATCAGCCATTGGTGCTAGTTAAAGACATTGGCGGTTCACATGTGATTCACTTAATGGATGGCAAAAACTACACATTTACCAAAGGTGAAATAAGAAGTCAAGAAACAGAATTAAAACAGTCAGTGTTAATGCCGTCAATGGCAGCTGTTAATATACGTGGTAGTGAAGCAGACATTGGAATTGGTAGTACAGAAAGTGACGTGTTCCTTGGACAGGAAGAACTAAGTCTGGGTGAAGTGTTGAGAGATGAGTTCAATAACTACTACGGATTAGATGTGCAGGAAGGCAACACGATAACAAACATAGAATTTGCTGACCTACAAAATACAATAATAGACACATACACAGAAACTATGCAAAACCTGGGAACTGGTAACGTAAAATTGCGAATGTTTGAGAGTGCAAAAGATCAAACTGCTGGACAAATGGACTTACGAACAAAAGAAATGCATATTAGATGGAATAAAATGAGTAGATTGAGCAGAGTTAGTGAGATATTTCTACATGAAATAAACCACTTGATGTCAGCACATGTATTCAGTAAAAATAGAAAACTCAAAAAGTTGATGGAAGATTTGCGAGATAGCGCAGTAGATAGTGGGGCTACATATAAATTGTTCTTGGAAGGAATTGAAAACCCAACAGTCGAAGAAGTAGCAATAGCTAAGATGAAGTTTGAATACACATTCGATAAAACAGCAGATCCAGAAGAGTTCTACGCATATGCAACTACAAATGAACAAGTGTATAATGCAATAAAAGATGTAAAAATAACAACACCACTAATAAGACAACTAAAGATGGACCCAAATAAACGAGAGCCTTTCAAGAAAGTGTTAAACATACTGATAAAGATAGTTAATGACCAGTGGAGGACATTAACAGGTAGAGGAGATACTGGTGGTCAAATGATTGCTGATATGGTAAAAACCATAGCAAAATTAGATGCAGAAGCACTAGAGGCTAAATATAAGAAAGAAAATGCCCCAGAGGGAATGAGTGATTACGCCAAGGTGAAAATAAATGCACTAGATGAAGCACTAAAACCTGCTATAGATAAAGCTGAAGAGTGGAGTCAAAAACTAAGTGCAAAGCACAGTGCCAAGTGGTTAGCAAATCACATAAAGAAAATACCAATACTAAATGACCTAGTAGAAACAGGAATTAGCCAGTACTTATGGAGAATGGTAACACAGGACACAACATCAGTAGATGCCGCAGACATGTACATGGTGTTCCGCCAAGCAAAGCAGGTAGTAGAAAAGCACACCGGAAAAATTAGGGATGGGGTTAAACAAGTTGCTGATGAATTGTACAAAGATGTAGATGAGTCAACTAAGAAAGCAGTAACTAGAGTGGTGCTAGAAGGTGACTTGGCCCAGTTCGGAGTGGACGAGTTAAAAGCATACATCAATGATGGTGACAAAGTAAAAGCAAAAGTAAAAGAGTTGATAAAACAAGTTACTAGTGCAGAAGTTAAATACACCGCAGAAGAAAGAAATGAAAAACATGCACCAAAAGCAGCAGAGCAAAATAGAATACTAATGGAGCAGATAGACGGATTAGCTGATTACTTGGTGACAGGTAAGACAACAGTACACAACCAGCAAATCAATGCACACAACATAGCAGCAAGATTGCATGTGCAGTCTAAGAAACACAAGAGCCCAGATAAGGAACTAGTCAAGATGATTGATCAGTTGGTGTCTTTGAAGGTTCTGCAAAAAAGTGATAAGACACAACTAGAAGCAGTTGCAAAGCTGGATAGGGATGTGCTAGATAAAACAATACATTTGTATAGAAGTTATATGGATAATATGATTGCTGATGCAACAATTGGTGCTAATAATCCAGTGTCAAAAGGGTACACAAGACCAAAAGATGGATTGGTAAAGTACGAGTTGATACCAGAAGAAGAGGTAAAGGCTCAACAGAGCATTAAAATGCACTTGGTAGAAATCGAACCCTACGCAATAGTAGAGGGTAAGAAATACTTCTTAATGACAGGAATGGTGAAGTCAGTTGGGTTCAATGAGGGTGCAATTGGGTTAATTAGTCATACGGCTGAAGGTATACCGGTGAGTTCACTGGTAAGAAAAAATAATGAGCTAAAAGGTAAAGTAGGGTTAATAGATGGTGAGTTGAGAAGAAAAACAAAAAATGTAATTAATGCTATCAACAATAATGATGCTGATACAATAAAAAAATTCTCACTAGGAGTTGGACAAACACTAATACCAGTGTACGACCACAAAAATGAAATAGTTGACTATAGAATACAGTTGAATAAATTGGAGAAAGAGTTGCACTTGCCAGATAGAAAAACTGAGTTGGCAGATGTAATGAGTAATACATTCAGTAGAAGTATCAAAACAACCTTGACAGCAACAGAAAATAAAAGAGTAGTAGACACAATAATAGAACATAGTGCAAAGGGAATATCAGAAAGACCAGAAGATTATGTGCTAGTTGAAGAGTACACGGATGAAGATAAAAAGAATGGGGTTAAACGTGAGAAGAGACATGATAAATGGGAATACTTGCCAGACCATACAAAGGACTACATATTCAAGAGGATTGGCGCTAAAGGCATAATGATTCACAAAGATTACGTGGAATTAATGACTGGTGAAAAAGATGTAACAATTGGAAATTTTGTAAAGTTTGGGTTGGACATAAGAAAATACCCAGTAGCAAGAGCTAGATTAATGGCGTTGGAGTCATATTTGAGTGAGGTCCTGAGGTATGTAAAGAATGCTATGGTTGTGTTAAATTTCGATGTCCTTGCTGGTAACCAGACATCAAATGCAATAGTTGCAATGACACATGGGATAGACCCAATAAAGTATACAAAGAAGTTCAAACAGAGATGGGATGATTTGGATGACTACAACAAAAAGTCACAACAACTTGCTGTGCTAGAAGTTAAAAGAATGGCTGGTGAAGAAGTTGAGAATAGAATAAAACAGTTAAAGAGACAATTAGAGGGTAATGTATGGGATGAGTTGGTGAAGGATGGTCAATATACCGCACTGGTTGAGGATATCAACATAGAGGGTCAAGGTGAAGGGCAACTATTAACAATGGTAAATACATATATAGAGAAAAAGAATTGGAAAGGTGCGATAGATAATATCCGAAATGTAGCGTATATTAATAAAACAAGTGCGCTGTATGGCACTCTATTGAAAACAGTGCATTATGGAGATGCAATTACTAGACAGATAATTAAAGAAGAGTTAGAAGAGAAAGCAATTAAGAAAGATGGTAAGATTACATCCAAAACTGAAAAAGAAATACTAAATTATTTGGATCAGTTGTTGGTGAACTATGGATATACCATGAACAGATGGTGGAAATACGCTGAGAGAGTTGGTGGGTTGTTCTTTATGAAGTACTACTTGAGCCAAGCTAAAGCATTAACCTCAATGGTAAAAAGAAATCCGACTAAGTCCCTATTAATGCAAGGAACTCAACAGTTAACAGGTATTGACTTTCAAGATCCATTCGATACATATTTACGTACTGGGGTGGATGGTGTGAGTTATCGTTGGATGATGGATAATGCCCCAGGAGAGATCCTACAGCCAAATATCCTTGATTTAATACCAGATATATCAAGTATTGTAAGGTTCAATTAAAGAGTGAACTAGCTATTCGGCTAGTTCATCTGTAGATGGATCAGTTTGTTCCTCTCTCCAATAGAGAAAAATCACTAATGCCACCAGTGCTACTATTTCCATTTGGGCCTCCTTATTAAAATAAATCGGATAACGGGCAGGCTCCAATAGATGGTTAACCCTACAATTCCTAGAATTAAAAACTGAAATGCATAAAAGCCTGCTGCTATCAATACTAAACAGCAAGCTATAATTGATATGTCTTTCATAATAAACTCCTAAAGTTCGGTGGTGAAAACCACAGATAAATTGAAATGCAAAGTGAGCTGAATATGCCAATCAATAACATTTGTTCAGAGCCCCTCAGGACGTAGAAAACACCAACAAGGAGTAATGAGTCCAATGTTGCATCTTCGTAACGCCTGCGCTTGAATTTGATTATTAAGATGACTATGTTGAATACAGTTGCAATTACTGCGGCTAACATTAACATTATATACGTCCCACTTTGTGGTAATAAAGTAATTCGTTGAATAGTTCAGTTGCTTTGTCTGGTTGTTCAAACGCTAAATAATGAGCTAAATCTTTTGGTAAAACACAATCCGCGATTAGGTCAGGTTCAATTCCCTCCAATTCAAAATAATCGCTGCAAACTGTTGGGTTAGCGAATGCTATTCCAGCAGCATCGTCTGTAGAAATGTGAGTTCTGCAATAGTTATCACTACTATTGTATTTAAAGCTAGCGAATAAATGTTCAACTAGTTCTATTTCTTCTTCCTGTGAGATTTCCGAATGTGAATTCATAGCCTCAAATTGGTCAATAAATGGGTTCATAATAAGTCCTTCGTAAAATTTGGTAATTAGTTAGAACACTCCGAAGAGTGCTCTGTTAATTACTGAATAACCTTTAGTTTACAAGTTGAGTAATCTGCTTGATATAAAGTTGCTGGGTTCTGATCAGGGTTCTTCAACCATTTCTCGCCAACTACTTTGTCATTAGCTGCCCAGGCTAAAGCTTGTGCAGGTAATTGCTCTCTACTAGAGATTTCCTTAACAGTTTGCTTCAAACATAGTTCTGGGTTAAACCCAAGCTTGACTAGTTCTCCAGTTGCTATTACGATTAAATCAGCAAGTGCGTCTACCATTTCATGAGTGTCTGCTCTTTCAAATCCATAGGCAAATTCATCTATCTCTTCAGACAGTTTTTCAACTGCTCTTGGGTAATTGAATGTAGTTCCATAACGATTCTGGTTCAGTTTCATAATTTCCACTAATGGTTTCATAATCCTAATTCCTTCAATTCACCAGCAAGAGCTGCTAGTTTCAGTAAAGAGTTTATTTGATCAGCTCTTAAAGGCTCAACTTGGTTCAGTGTGTTGTTGATTATCTCTGCTATTGCTGCTTGATTATCAAGGAATTCTGGGGCATCACAATCCTCAGGTTCCAGTTCACTAGATCTACACAGGTTTATAAGCTCATTGGCTGCGTCAATAAGCTCTTGTGGATCTAATGCAGTTTCAGTTGGTTCCTGAAGTAATTCTTCTTCAGTGAGTTCAACTTCTACTAAATTCTTAGCATTAATTATCTTAAAAGTACATCCTTCAGAATCTGTGATAAATCCATATCCCTCGTCTACAGCGAACTGTGTGTCTGCAGCAAATAACATTTGCTGTCTTTTTGTTGCTTCTGGTCCAGTAGTAAATACTGACTTGTAAATTTGTTGTTTCATAGAAACTCCTTTAGTTAATTTGGTTGAACATTCTGCGAAATGCAGTCTGAAAACAGATATTTATGGGATTCTGGTAAAACTTCGTAAATAGCATTTGCTACTGCCCGTATGTCATAGTGTGCATGTGAAGAAAGTCTAAGTTTCAAAAAATGCTGAATGGATTGGGCATTCATAGTAACTTGCCAAGTATAGTTATATGCCTGTGGTAGTAACATAGCAATATCATCATTAGATGCCCCAGAAGCTACAGCTAATTGTATTATTTCCATAATAGTAGTCAAATACCCATTAATAGTTGGGTTTTGTGTTTCTGTAAATTCAAGTTGGTCAGCACGTTTCTTTGTTGTGTACCTAGTTGATTGCACAGAAAATTCCACTCCAGCATGGTGTCTGGTAAATGCTAATAGAGTCTTTGTTGAGGCTGTAATACGAAATGTATACATAGAATGCCTCAGTACTGAGGAATGTTTAAGCTTATTTGCTATCCGCACATTCAAAGCCTGATCTATTGGTCCATTATCATCAGATTTGCACTCGGAGTTCCAGCACATACGTATACCAGAGTTAATTAAATCCAATGGTGTGTTGTACAATAAGTCTACTTGCATGCTTGTTCCTTTAATAAAATTGAATATCCCAAACTTGCAACACAAGTTTTAGTTGCGCATTGGTTCGTATTGTCTAGTATAAAATCAGTCTTGGTGTCCATCAACTCAAGTTCCGAAGCATGCTGCATTGGTGCTGGTAACGATTCGTTAACTACACGTACAGTAACTGCTTCTGGAAAAGTGCTTAGTTCCACATTAAATCTACAGTCAGGCATAATAAATACATCTGCTGGAGACTTAGCCATTTGTGCTTTTGCTAAAGAGGCCCAAACAGCATCTCCAAATTCAGGCTTCATTGCTTCATTGCCTAGGCGTTGAAGAAAAGTTCTGAAATTGGTATTCACTACTTTTGTTACACCCATTCTTGCTCTATCAGTATAGTCGTGAGCTTCTATAATCACATCATTAGAACGATTTTTAAAATCATCCAATTTGTCCAAGGAAATTCCAAATAAAGCCGCTGTGATACGTTTCATTGGGGCTGCGTAGGACATAATTTCAACAGACTTACCTTGAGATTCAAAGTAGTGCTTAAGTTGAATTGCTGTCCAATCCTTGCCAGATCGAGCCTGGCCTAATAGTTGAATAACTAAGGGTTTCATTAATTTTCCTCCAAATATTCTAAATGTTTGCCTGAGTTCAAAAACTCAAGTAGTTGTTTACCAAAATCAGTTAACCAAGCTCCACGAGGAGATGAACCGTATTCAATACAGTCAGTAAGCAATCCTAGATATAACCAATACTCAGTAACAGTAAAGTTATGTGCTGACTTAGGTATGTCATGTTCTGGGTTGGCTCCTGGTCCTGAGATAAATCTGCCCTCAGACTTCCAAATTAATATTTGCTTGAATGCTGAAAGTACATCTTCATTGCTAAGTTCCCCATAAGCTAATATTGGAAGTTCATCATACCATTCTCTAAATTGGTTAATGGTTAATTGCTTAGTCATTAAAGTTCTCCTCAGTATAAGATGCTAAAAAGTCTCTTATATCTATGTTGTTAGACTGGTTACCCACAATGTCAAATCCAGTTGCTTCTGTCCTAGCGAATATCTCTATCTTGTCAAATTCTGGTGAAGGATACATAATGTTTAGTAAATCTCTAGCTTCTTGTGGTTTTTTACTATGCACATCAAGTGGTGAAATTATTACTTGGGAAACCTTGGTTTTGTGCTTAACCATTCTACCTTTACGGAATATTAAACAAATCTCGGCATTGGAAGCTGTATAGTTGCCTACTCCGTAAAATACATTTCTATATTCATTCTTGTCAAAAACTGACAACTTGTTTGATGTGGGTGCTAAAGTACCCTTCTTGTTAGTTTTAATCCAAACAAATCCGGTAGTTACATAGACTAAGTTCTTCTTAGCCATTGCTGTTATGCACTGGTCTAATTTAGCTAACGTTACCCAACAGTACATAAGTCCATTAGGTTTCATAATTTTGGTAAAATCCAAGTTAGAAATTTCCTTCATTGGCATTGTTGGGTAATGTGCCATTGCACCTCCACCAAATGATGTTCCAGTGTTGTTCCTGGCATTAAATTGCCAAGGTGGATCTATATAGACTATATCATATAGTTTTTTTGTGCTCATTAAAGTTCCTTGTTGTTCAAGTTCATCAGTAGGCACGAAGCCTGCGAATGTCATTGTGTAATTATTCAAAATAATTTGTACTTTCCTAATATTTCTGAAAATTGATATGCCCTTAAATGTTCCAAAAAGCTGGACGTATCATTACAGAAATCAGGGTTATCTGCTCTTAATGAGTTGAGAGCAAAGCTATCGGTATGGTTAATTGAGCAATTAGTACAATCACATTGACTACATACACGTCCATCATCATTAGTGAAATTGAAGATGTCCACATATTTGGAGTTTATTGAGCAACTACTCATGACTAGCATGCCTGTTGTACTGAGATCTTCTTCTGGTGTTACTTTGAAGAAAGGACATCCACATAGTAGACAGTTTAAGCTGTCTACTATGTGGCACTTACTTTTAGTTGCGTATAATTCACAGTATTTAGGTTCTGTTAGAACCATGTTATCCCACTTAAAATACTCAACTATCTCTACATCAGTTTTACCTACTAGTTTTAATAATATCTTATTTTTTTTCTTTGTGTGTGTTGATATCCATCTGTCAAAAGTCAAAATGTTATCTCACAGGCGCCACCACTGCAGCCTTGACTCCCAAGTGTATCAACATCAACAAATTCCTTCTTTCCTAGGTCTGTTGTCCAGTTAATATCTTTAGCAGATGATGTGATTTTCCACCATTTGTGAAGATTGTAGACATCCTTGAGACAGTTTGCACATTGCTCATTAGAGTTAAAACTAGTTGCAAACTTGTGAAATCTGCGAACAAAGTCCCTCTTATGTAAGTCTTTGCTACCATCCGTAAGTTGCTCACCTTCTCCAAGTGCAGTCGAAATTGCCGTCCACAAATCGTTATTAAATGCTGTTAATCCAGCTTCGATAAGTGCAGAGGTGAATAATGCTTTTTCCCCGTACAAGTTTACTATCTGTTTATGTGTGAGAACTTCAGTGAATGGTGCTTGTGGGTAGGCTTTGTCGCCAGCTGCGGATAGTAGTGAAATTCCACAAAGTGAATTGCGATTTTCAAAAATATACTTAGTAACTTCGTCCCAGTCGTCGACTGTTATGGTGTTAGATACATTGTGCTTCAAGAATGGCTTGACACACAAGTGCTTGTTAGTACCGTGTTCAATCCAATTGTCCTGTGCGTTCTTCACATACTCAAGTTGTTTGACCCCAAGTAAGTCTGCTTTGTAGATACTGCCCTCTTTAGGTTCAATTGGGAATCCAATCACATAGTCCAAATCAGTCCATACAGAATCCTCCACCATGCTTGGGTTGGTTTCTAAAAATAGCTTACCGACCTCTGCTTCTTTGTTCATTTGAACGTGACGGATGTATCGTGGTGCGTGTTCTCCATGGATGCCAGAAGCACACTGTAATAGGACGCTAGCGTTTCCGCTTGGCTTCACAACGCAAGTTCTTGCTGCTTGGTTAATACCAATTAGTTCAGCTACAACTTTGTTCCAGTACTTAACAGTCTCTGCTCCAAGTTTTTGGTTAGCTTTATTAAATAGCACATCAGGATTGTTCATCCATCCAGTTATACCAACACCAATAAGCGCTTCACGGTCCACAATTTCTTTAGTTGCTGGTGCTAAATAGCTAAAATCTGTATATCCAGCTTGTAGTGTTCCAAGTATTGCTCCGGCTTTACACTGTGCTAAGAAAGTTGCTAAATCATTGGAGCGTGCTCCTGCTAATTCAGTTAAATTACACATCTGCCATCCAGAACGTCCGTCAGCTGTGTATGCGTACATACCAACTTCCACACAAGGATTGAACAGAATATCTAAATCATCGGTCCATACGAATCCTGGTTCACCAGAATGTTGTACAGATTGCATGATTGCTTGAAACTCTTCAAACTGTGTTGAATCACGAAGTAGTACAGCACTGTTGTTACTGCGTCCACGTTGTGGGTTGTCAACAAACCATGAACCAGTTTTGGCTGTTATCATGTCGTAGTCATCGTGTGAGAATAGACAAATAGTTGCTGCTCTACGGACACCTCCAGAAATTACTGCATCTGCAATATGCATACAAATATCGTATGCTACAATTGAACGTAATCTAGTAGCTCCACTAGCTAGTTCGTCCTTGATAAGTTTCTCAATCAGTTTGAGTGCTTTGTCAAGGGGTTCAGGTCCAGGTGCTTTAAAACCTCCTGAAATTTCCGAGCCTTTCTTACGAATGTTTGTGGTATCAAAGTATAGCTTACGTCCTGCAAATTCAGAGCTTTCATCAAAGAACGATGACATTAATGCTCCAATAGCATCTGCCCATCCTTCGATGGAATCGTCAACTACGAAAGCTTTAGCTTGTTTAGTACGGGGTTTAATATCTGGTAGTCCTGCAAGATGTCTGTGCTGAACAGAGAATCCAATTCCGCATCCACATAGCATTAGCCAGAAAGCTTCTTTGAAGAAATCTGAACGATCACAGTAAGATGCTGTACAATTGTACATTTTTGCATTTTTTGCCAGTAACTGCTTACCCCCAAATTGTAGAGCTCTTTGGGCTCCGAGTGTTAGTTTGTCTGTGTAAGCTTGCTGTGCAAAATCTACGAGTGAGTTCAAATCGAGACTTTTGGTTATCTCTTCAAATGGTGTTATGATTATGCTATTAGATAGTTTGTCAGAGTATTTAGCTCTGTGCATATCCATAACACGAGCAACTGCTTCGTTCCAAGTTTCATATCGATGCTCTACATCATCATACCTTGCGTATGATTCGTAAAACTTGGCGTCTGCCATTAATTGCGCTGTCTTAGACATTACTTCAGCTCACACTTAAATGGTTTACTGACTGCGAATTTGACAGATTTGCTGTTATATTTGGCTCCAGTAGTTGGGACTACACCAGATCTGTTTGTTGGTTTAAAAGTACCGAAATCAGATCCTAACACAACTTTGTTACCTGCTAGTAGCTCAGTTTTTAAGATGCTTTTTATATCATCTAGTACATACTCAGCTTTGGCTGGACTTATTTCCTGCTTTTCGGCTAATGCCTTGATAAACTCTTTTCTAGTCATAATTTATATCCTTTATAAAAATATTTAAATGCAACACATCTTCATTAAATAACTCTGTATTGCCATTTTCTAGTAGAGGGTCCCCACTATACCTAAACTCACTGTACTTTTTCAAAAGTTCTTGCTCTTTTTCATAAGCATGCTTTCCTAAAAGGTACTTCCATTGTTTTATTATCCTAATATCAGCTGACTCATTATCAAATCTTCTTTTTACTGTATTATTTGTAATTCCTATCTTATAAGCTTGTCCATTATTTATTGATAAATAATAGAGTACTGCGGGTTTACTTGGATTAAATCCATACTTAGCACAACTTGGGCACCCTTTACCAATTAAATGATGATCGGGCCTTTGTTTAAAATCTCCACAAGTTGGGCATGTAATTATCACTTTAGTTTTGTTTCCGTCATAACTCACTTTATCATAAGAATACTTATTGGAATGCACTAAAGAAGCCTTTTTAGTAAATTCTTCTTTGGTAGATTTTTGAGGTACTTTACTTTCTGCACAAATAGGACATCCTCTACCTTTTAAGTGATTGTTAGGACTTTGTAAAAATTCTCCATGTCCTGGGCATACAATTATAACTTTTTTATGGGAATGTACATAATTCACTTGTTCATAACAATAAGTGTTATTATGGACTTTTATAGCCCTTTTAACAAAATCTATATTAGTTACTTTCTTTGGCATACTACACTTTCAGACTAATAAATTTAAGGAAGTTGAGAAGAATGTCCAGTTGCTTCTGTACTTTTAGTACCTTAATTAAACAGGTGCAACTGGACGAAGACCTGCTTGATTAAAGTACTAAAAACATTATAGCAAACTATTATTTAAAACAAACTAAATGATTCAGTTTAGCCACTTGTTTGGTGGAAGATTGAAATTATACCTAATTAAATCTTATAGATATAATAAGTTGTTTTATTAATTATTTCTTCATATTCTTCACTATCGGAAATACTAAGCCAAAATCCTCTGTCATTAGCGTTATCCGATTTCCAAGAGTCCCTGTCAAAGTATTGTGCAATTGCACTATCCATATCATACAATAAGTTGTCATCCAAGTATTCCTCGAGTCGGTTATCTACTGATTCATCTGCTTCAGAATCTGTGTATACATTGTATTTGGTGTCAATTTCAGATTCACAATCATCCCAGTTGTCTCCAGTGTGCTCCATTAGTGCTAATACCTTTTCGTCATCCTCAAAGATGATGTGATGAGGTAAAAGTTGATTCTCATAGAATTGGTTAAGCCTGTCTCCCTCATCCATATCAGAATTGCATTCAGACATTTGCCATACAAAGTATTTTTGCCCCATGTCAAATTGTGTAATAATTGAGCTAATCTGTTCAGTTGTCATAATTAGTTCCTTAAATTAATGGTTTGCCATTAAAATCACACTTACGCACACCGATTCCTACGGGCTTTGTGGGTTTTCCTAACTTACTGTAGCATTCAAATTGGCATTTGTACCACTGCCCAATAAGTGAGTCTAGTTCCAGCTTCATTACATCGCGAGATGCTTGGTCCCCGGTTGGTCGTACTGTAAAGTTTCCTCCATTGGAGGAGCAAATAAGCTTTGGATTACCTTTCTTGTCAAGTTCGTACCCAACAATTAGGAATTCTGCGTCCATTGCAATCTTGTACTTCCAAATGTTTGATGAGCGTTCATTGTACTCATATACATCACTTCCATTAGCAACAATGATACCTTCATACCCTAGTAATATTGCATTGGCATGAAGTTTATCCACCCTAGCAAAATCCCTATAACCATCTGGTAATGCCTCGACTTTGACTGGCAGGCTAACATCTATATGATGGTATCCTTGTAAAACACAGTAGTCCTTGACTTGATGTTTCAGTTCGATGTGCGATTCATAGTCACCTGGGGTGTCTGGGAATGCAAAGATAACTGCAACAAGTTTAGATGAATCAGAGTTAGTCTTGGTAACTGCTGATTGAATGTCCTGCAGATGCATGCCATGAATGTACTGCTCTACATTAATTGAAGGTAATCCAAAGTGTTCCATTACATCAATAATGCTGTATGTTTGGTGTTCAATTAATGGGAATTGTTCACCTCCACGAGAAGTTAGTTCCAGACTAGTTCCGCGATAAGTCCCATTGACTCCGTTGTACTTGTTTTCCACATAGAAAGTTGTGTTCAACTTCTCCATAGTCTTGTCGGATACAAATAAGTCCTGGTAAGTTCCTACTTTGCGTGGTAAACGCTGAGTAGTTTCTCCAGATGGATCAGTTACATACTTAGACTTGAGGTTCTTCACATGCTTTGCTTGGGCTTCAACAATTGCTTGTTGTTCAGCTGTAGTGGCATTGCTGCGTCCAGGGTTCTTTGGTAATGCATCATAAGTGTGCTTAGTTTGCACTCCATCTATATACCCAGTTTCTGTAATTACAGTTGCTCCTTCAGTGTAAATTAAACACTGAGTAATTTTGCCAGTCTTGGCTTTCTTGTATAATAGTGGTAATGTCATAATAATTCCTTCATAATTTTTTCTAAGTGTCCTGCACCAGTTAATTGATGCCTATGCCTTGTACAACTCACAAAATAAAGACATAGTTCAGATCTGCGATCATCCTCAGAACCTTTGAACTTCGGGGATAGTGCCTCACTTAGGGCTTTGTCCATATCTGGGTCAAGCTCAATTATGTCCCTAGTAACACCCTTACTGGTGTGTGCGGTCATTAATTGCAAGTTACAGGCAACATTTTTGTGGGCTTCTGCTTGTTCATAAGCTTCAATGATATCCTCTTTAGAAAAGTTCATCATAAGTTTAATAGCAGCAACAGTTGCTGGGTCTACATTCGTATGATTCATAAGGTAACTGTACATTCCAGTTTCCTGTTTATGTATTGGTTGTTTACCCCATTCATCGACTAGTTCTTGAAATGCTTTTAAATCAGGGTCTCTTTGCATAAATCCTGGTTTAGCGTATATCACTGCTAGTGGTATTTTAAACATTTGTTTAATTTTTGCGCTATGACTCAAGTGATAAGGTGTAGCGGATTTGTTCAGTTTAATCATCTTTGAAATAAGTGATGCATTAGTACGAGTTAAATAAGCTTTGGTTTTTGATACCACATCATCAGGGTATACCATGCCCTCGAAGATTGCTGTTGAATCCAAATGTTTATGTAAAAAATGTTGAATAGCTGGTGCGTACTTGTGGTCCACTCGGAATGACTGGGATAGCTCTAAAGTTTGGGCATCAGGAAATCGTGTGAATCCATCAATTAGGTTCATAAAGCTAAAAATACGTTGGTTAGGATCACCAACAAGTACTAGTTGTTTAGCTGGGATTCGTTCAATTATATCCAATGCCATTGCTGACATATCCTGTGCTTCATCAATCAATAGTCGATCAACTGCATCAGGAGTTTCGCTACCACGCATTACTAATATATGGTAAAGCTTGAGATAAAATGAATGGGTTACTGGCATTTTTCCAGTTGCCATTAAGTTAAGTATTTGCTTTGCTGCTGGAATTAGATTAAATTGAAATGAGTCCTCGTCAACAGAGTCCACATAAGAGTCCATACTGAGGAATGATGATTGACAATAGTCGTCAACTAATTTTGCTAGATCAAAATCTTTTCCAAATGGTCTACGAACAGTTTTAGGAATATCTTTCCAAGTTATAAATGGTTTAACCTCACCAAGTCCATACTGCCTAACTACTTGTGAGTAAGCATAAGCGTGTAAAGTTGATACTATAGCAGTTGTTCCAAATTCAGCTCTGGCTTCTTTTGATGCCAAGTTACCAAACACAATGTAGCGTACTTTTGCTGTTGGGTTATGGTGTTTGTAACGAGCAATACCTTCCACAAGTGAGCTAGATTTAGCAGCACCTGCAGTTGCCTTAACCTTAAGTACAGGCTTAGTAGGTTCATTAATTTCTGTGAATATCTCTAGTTGTTGGTTAGACCAGTTAAATGACATTGAAGTTCCTTTGGTGCGGTGTGTTTGCTTACTTCCCAAAGGAAAGCGTCGTGTCTAAAAATATATAAAAATTCTGTTTTAATCCACTTAATAAGTTCTGGTGTTACTGTAACTAAATGAGAGTCAACCCACTTGAATCCAACAGGACGTTTCTGTTTATGTGTAATTCCTCTGCATGATAGTAGAGGTCTTATAGTTTCTGTGTAGCCGTCGTCCCAACTAAGAATTATATATTGAAAAATATTAACAGGTACTAACTCTTGGTGTTCCATAAAAATCCTTTAAATAAGGTCGTAATTCTGGTGAACAAGTGCCTACACTTGCTAACCACATAAGCGGGTCATAATCAAAAATTGGCTTGAACTCATTGTCAATCCACTTGACTAGCTTTGGTGTTGCTGGGCAGAGATATGAATCGTGCCAGATAAATGCTATTGGATGTTTATCACTTATCATAGGCATGTACATAGGATGTTATAATGAGCGCACAGTAAACGAACTGCCACAGGGATAAATAACCTCAATTCGTGATACAGTATTAACTTGCATTTGGTGTTCCTTAATAAGTGTTTAATACAACCTTGAACATGAAAACAAGGTTGAAGTAAACACTAAAAATAATTGGGGTGACATTCGGTTAAAGTCCTTCACGATGCCGGCACGTAATACCCAAGATAGTGTTCCTTGAGTAATAGACTGCGTTATATAACTGGCGCTTCCCATTAAAAGTTTTATGTCTATTTAATTGTAGTTAGACTTGGTGGTAATTAACTCACCAAAGAACGTATTGTAAATTTCCACTACATTATGTAGTCATTCAATAGAATCTGACTTTCATAAATACGCTCATTGCTGAGTTAAAAGGAACACTCCCGAAAGAGTGTTCACAGATTAAGAGATTGGATCAATGTACGCTGTACCAGATGTTATAGGTACATCATAGTCAGGTTTAGTCTCTGGCACTAGTGCTTCTTCTACATTCCTCATTTCGTCTGGATCCATTACTGGTTTCTCGACTGCTTCAGCTACTTTGGTAGCTACAGTTCTTGGTGTTGCTGGTTGTTTAAGAGTAACCAAAGTTGCTCCAGAAACTTCATCTGTATCACCAATCATAATATTGGTAAAGTCAGGAAATTGTGAGAATTGCCCTGCTAGAAGTGGATTAAGAACTTTCTTAATAGCTGCAGATGATTCTGGATCAGCTAATGCTTCCATAATAAGCTGGTTTAGTTCAGTTTTAGTGAGAGATAATTGAATTTGTGATTTAATTAATTCCATTTGTTGTGCTTTCCTTATGTGTTTAATTTGTTTGGTCATGCTGGACCACTATAGTTTTATCCAGCTCAAGTAAAGTCTTTCTAAGTTCAACTGACATGTTGTCCAGTTGTTTAGAACAGTCTCTGATTACTTTGCTAGAAGCCTTGCTAGTGCATATAGAATGCGCTGCAATAGCACCAAGAGTTCCCTCAAGAATGTCTTGGTACTTGTTTAGGATCTCTGGTTGCACCACTAGAATATGCCTGCGTCAACAGTTTTAGTTGCATCTTCCATTTTAGGTACTTTTCCAGCACCCTTGATAAGCTGTAATTCCTGGATACAGATTTTGTTAGTTCTGTTTTTATACTCAATAGTTGCGTTAGCTTTTGCTGCTACAACTGCTGCGTCAATAGCAACTGGTTCAGTTTTGCCACCATCAATCTCTGGTTGAGATAGTCTGGCTGCAGTGAACAATGCATCCATATTCAATTCTTGGTTTCTCCAAGCTTTCTTTCCGTCAGCATCAAGAGTTACAAGAAATGATGTTATACCCGTAAATGTTTTACCAATAAATGCAGTCCATCTTTCAATTTGTTTAGTGCCTGCTTTGGCAAATGTTACTGTACCAGGAGTGATTCCTGCGCCAAATTGTGCTGCATCAAGTCCTGCAATCTTCCAAAGGTTGTTGATTTGTCCAATAACTCTAAGGTTATCGTATTCTGCACCTTCAGTATCAAGTTGAGTTTTCACTCCATTCACTGAGTATTCCCCAGCTCTGACGACACCATCTTTGTCTTTGCCAACTTTCTGCTTAAGAAAGCCAGTCCAATCCACAGTTTTGCCTTCAGAATCTTCACATTTAAGATAGAATCTCTGATTGTCTATTTCGTATGCTTCAACGATTGTCAATGCATGTTCTCCATCTAAGTTGATTTTAGTACCAACTTTACCTAGTTTTTCTCTGTCTTTTTCAGACATGTTGTTAATTGCGTTCATAATAATTGACATTATTACTCCTTTGTTATTAATTGATTCCAGCCGAAGCTGCACCTATACTAAAAGTTGCTACAGTTATTGACAGGCGGTCAAACAGCCCTAAGAGCTGTAATTAAGGCATTTACTTGTTCATCAAAAGCTTCCTTCAATATGAACTTAAGACGTTTGCCATTGGATTCAGGACGCTCTGATATATCAATATCTGTTGCATCCTCAACTAATTCTTCAAATTCTGCTCTAGTTAGTTTGAGAACAAAACCAGGAGATGGTGAGAACTCAGTCATTAGTTCCCTAATTTGCTTGTTGGTTAGTGAGTTCATTAATCGGCCTTTAAATTGTCAGTTGATTCGTAATCCCCGTCTTCAAGGCAAACTTCACAAGGACTTCCGCCTGTCATACGAACCCAATCAAATGCTGGATTGTTAATGTCCTTAATAGCTAATTGTTCAGCAGCCTCCTGAGATTCTGCTTCAATATTAGCTACATAATTGACATGCTCTACTATTTGTATGTCATAAGTATCCATGATTATACCAACTGCTCATCAACCACTTTTTTAGTTCTAGTTAAGACTTGTTCAAGATCATCTGTTGATTTTCTTACAAATTTGAATGCTCCCTCGACTAGCTTAGTTTTAGTGGTGTTAGATTCATCAAATACATCACAAGAATACTTGAATGCGTGGTCTTCCATAACTGTTTCTACAACAGTACTGAATGATTCTTCAATGACATTTGTGTGCTCTTTGCCCTTTGTTGTTACATAGCGTTTAGAGTTTGGTGCCATCCCAAGTCTTGGTGGGTAATGGGCTGCCACATAAGTAAATTTGCCATAAGTTAATGTTGCAGATTTAACACACTCAAGAATCTGTGTAATGGCATTATTATATCCATTCCAGATATCAAATCCAGTAAAATGCTGAGCTGCCCATCTGTTGAATAATTTAGTCATCAGAGTGAATGTGTCAAGAAGTAGTCTGTCAACTCTATCATCAGCTAAAACTGTTATGATTTGCTGTTCAATTTTATCGACCATGTCAATATCCTTGACATCAAAGTCATGGAATACTTTCAAGAACTCAGAATCATCATCCGAGATTGACTTGCCATCAAAGTTGAGTATGTATGTACGCTTTTTATCAGCTAGTGATAATTGTGAAAAGGCAAATGATTTGCCAGAACCTGTTTCCGATGCTAGTAAAACCGGGTAGTGACTACAAAGTCGTTTACGGTCTACTAGTTTGATACCTTCTAATGTCATTTAAGACTCCTTGTTATTTAATAATTTCCCAATCATTTGCGAGCATGTCACTATGTGAAGCTAACCAGGGAATAAAGCAATTGTTAGCTGTTTTCATCTCAATATATGGCATATACTTAATGATATCTCCAATTTTACAATTGTGTACTTTTGCATATACTGCATTTATGGGCACTCCTTCAGGGTACCCTGGCTTATATGATAAATACATGCCTTTACCATTCCAGCCTTTACGAGCTACCTTGTTACCGAGTTTCAGATAAGTAATTGCATCACCAAAACTTATCTCTCCAGATTGCTTGTAAGCTTCTTCAAATACATTTTTTGGTGACCAAGAGATATAATTGTCAAAATCAGGATGACAAGGTTTTCCACTATCTAGATATTCTACTAAGTAACCTTTTTCTACAGAATGTTCGTTATCTGGCTGTTTCCATCCTCTTAAGAAATTGTAGGCTCCTTTAGTCATTGGCTTTGCGTTAATAACCTTAGTTCCTATGTATTGTTTCATAAATACTTCCTTCGTTGCTTAATAAAGTTAATAACTCTGCGATAAACAGAATTAGTATCCTTCGGGATTAAGAATGAGTTATTTAAATGTAAAATAACCTCTTCCAATAGTTTATTGTCAGCTCCACGCTCGACCAGTTTGAAAGCAGCTGATAATAAATATCTTGTGCGATCACCTGGTGGAGCAGTTGAGTAAGTACTGAACTCTGTGAGTAACTCATGCAAATCGTACGAACAAGTTAAGTCACATTCAACAATTTCCGGCTCATCTATTATGTAATCATCCACAATTAATGGTGACCCCTTGTTGGTAAGCACCAATGACCCTGCATAAGAGTAAAACTTCTGAGAAGGTTTCTCCGATGCTCGGTCCAAATCATGTACCAACCCGAGTTCACGTACTCCAGCTACCAATCGACGGTATTCCTTATAGTTTACTGTGCGATCAAGTGGTAAAAGTACTCTATACTTAGATAGATTCGTGGTGTCACTTGTTGTTCCTAAAATACATTCAAGTCCCTCATCAGCAAGCTGAATTAGTCGTTGGTGAATATTAATAGATGTATAGTCCACATCAAGGATAATAAATTGAGCTTCTCCGCAAATGTTATGTAACCCTTGTTCCATTCCGAGATACGGAAATGGGGAGTACATATAGTCCTTGGTTAAAAGGTCAGCTAAAGCTATAAAATTGCACTTGATAAATTTAGTGTAGAACTTGATATCCTCCCGTTCGGACTTGGTGAAGCCTGGAAGTGGTCGGATTGATAAAGTTACTTGCATGACTCAAAACTATTACACCCAAAAGTAGTAAAAGTTGCCTCTGAATTAACTTGTAATATGCTGTTTTGCACCGAACATCCGCAGTGGTCAAATTGACAGTTATCACAAAGTAGGTCCTGTTGTTGGTGTATAAAATCCAATAAAGTTGAGTATATGTCATAATCGCATCGTGAATGAACCTCAACATTAATATACTGTTCCATCTCTTCGAGAGTAGTCATTAAAAGCCTCCAATTAGGGTATTATTATACTATAAATTAGCTGATAGTTAGGTTAATTATCGAACCAAAAAACAAATCGTAAATCATTATATGTTATCAGTGGAGCGTCTTGAGGTAATAGTACTTTGTACCGTTCCAGTAGTGCATCCACAAGTTCTTGAAGTATGGGGTAATTCGGTAGTGCTTGTACAAGTTCTGCTAAAGTGTAATAACTTGTTGAATGTGCATCACAATCCCAACATTCATGTTTCGCTTTAATAGCTTCACATGAATCGGTGGGTATTCCTCTTGGTTGAGATAAAGGTGTAATCTGATCCTCATAGTAGTTACGAACATTTGCCAATACTGCGAATAGTTGGTAATCTCTGTTACCACATATTTCATTAATTTGCATAAATTCTGAAGCTTCAGGGTACGCCCCAAAATCCTCGTTTGGCCCATACTCATTTCCATCTGTCCAGACTGGCTTTGAGTTTACTGGTTTTCTATATTCAATATTGGTGTGTATATCACATCCCATAGTGACTCCTTATAAGTTTACAAAAGGTTCAATTAAATAAACCTGCTTAGTTTGTTCATCAATTGACTTAATGAGTGATGAGTTAACTGAATCTAGAAATGGTATAACTTGCTCATCAGGTACCCAATGGACCCGCATGTCATATACGATGCCTGCCATTAGAAGTAACGGATTAGAAGATGCGTCCAACATGTCGATCAGCAATTGTTTGTGTTGGATGATGTCATCCTGTAAATATTTGTTGATTAGATTGATATTTGGGCGTTTGTCCGGCTTAGTTGCAAGCAATGGAACATCAGCTCCAGATGCAAGATTACCAATAATCCCACTAATATCAAATAAGTTTGCTGATTCGGTTGCTTGTAACATAGTTGCTCCAGAATGTCCATAGTAAAGCATATCATTTTCACAATGTTCTGGTGCTATCTTAAGCATCAGTTGATTAGCAATTGATAAAGCCACATACTTGTACTCCGCTTGTTTAATAGCAGAGTTAGTTGGGATAATCAAAGTAAATGCTTGGTGATTAGTTGGATCCTTGCTAGTCGCTATGAAATGATGTGTCGCAGATAAATACTTGCTAATCATATCCATAGACAAGAATGAATTCTCTACATGCAATACAACAAAATTAGTGGTATCCTCAACAAATGGATTGACAGTAGAATCCACTGTAAGTAATTTACCAAGAGCTTCCATAGGTTTGTTATTCGCCAGGTTGGTTATTGGTTTATTTGTGATATGCCCAGGAACAGCTCGATATGAGTAATCCCCATCGACGATTTTGATTACTGGGACAAATACAAAAGCATTAATCTTGTCGTTATACGATACCGTTGCGATACCCTCCAATTTGGAGTTAACGGGTTTAAGGAAATTCTCCAAAGACATTTTGTTAAGATGTTTAGTACTTATATAACCTTTGGTAATTGCCTGGTCTACAGGTAAAATATCGTCAATAAAGCCTTGTTGCCAGTCATTAATGAATATTTCGTAATCTTTTAATTCCAAAGTTTCTGAAAACCTTATTAAGTGTTGTGCAGTGTAATCACAGAAGTAAATTGCTGCGATTAAAGTTTGTTTGTCAACGATTCGTTTGTTCTGTGCTAAAGTCCAAGTAGCTGCTATACGACCCATCTTGAATGCTCTACCAGACATCTCAATTCCCTCAACAGAATCTCCGTTCTTCAATAATAAGTACTTACCAAGATCCTGAGTATACGATTTGTAATCATCATAAATTGCTTGTGCTTCTTCGTCAAACATTACTACAGGATCTGCAATAGTGTGTTTAACGCACTTTACAAAATGTGTATTGAGTGACTCAGTTAATTTTGTGAGAGTAACTCTAGCTGCTGCTTGTAATTCTCTACGTTCAGTTGGTGACTTTGGAATATGCTCATTCTCAAATTCTTCCGATGCATTGCTAAATACAACTGAAACTCTACGAGCTAAAGATGTAGTAAGCATTGGTACCAATAGTTTACGGACGTTGCCTTCTGTATAGAATGGTGCTGGTGAACTAATTCCCAGTAGGTTAGGAAACATGCCATTGACAGATTCTTCTTTAGATTCCTGAGTTTTAAATTCAGGAGCTACGGATTCACCCATATCATATAGAATCGAAAATAGTTCTAGTACTTCCACAATAGCTGAGTTAGATTGGATAGCAAGTCCCAGCTCAGAAGCAAATAATGACTTGGTACCAAATGTCATCCTAGCCATGCGGTTCAGTGAAGTAGTTAAACCACCACGAGTTGAACCCAATGAAGTTATTGGTGTTTCTGGTTTATCGATTAGATGTTCATAATGCTGTCTAGTTACTGTTGTCTCGTCAAAGTCAGGTTGAGTTTTCTTTGCTTCACGAATAAACTTTGCTAGTGCTTTATCTTCCAGTTCAATTAGTTGTTGTTTGTGAATAAATTCATGTGCAGGTGCTACTGCTTTCATTAATGCTTTGTAGGTACTGTCTTTACCTGATCCAGAACGGCTAATAATTATCGAATAGGTGTTAATGCCTATCTCATCATCAGAGTAAATTGGATCATTAATGCGAGGTCTTAGTTGACCAAACATATGTGATAATACAAAATTAGATACTGCAATAGCAGAGATATTCGAGAATGATGGTGTTTTAGCATTTGCTATTTTAACCATATCTAAAATAATGTTTGGTAACTGTGTGGTATCAAACTGATTCATGTTACGTCCATGTAGGAATGTTAGTTCTGACTCATATTGATTTATTAATGATTTTAAATCGCTTAAAATTTGTTCTTCTATTTTCATGTTGTTCCTTTAAATAAATGGTTGACCTATAGTAGTATGGAGTATTGGGGATATATTTATAGAGGCTATAAATTCTGTGATACTCTCAAAACAGTTGTTATAATCTGTTGGTAATTCCATATGACTAATATTAACTTTTCTACTAGCGATTAATTCTTTAGCAATTAAGTTGGATAAGTTGTACAGTACATCACTACGCAAAGTACCTTCAAATTTCATTCGAACTGCTTGTTCTGTTTGCATTCTATAACTTACTCGTAATGTTTGCATAGTAATCCTTTATTAATGTCTTTACTGCTGGGACTCACACGAATTTATACCAAACCTTGAAAGGTGGTCCCACTAGTAAAGACACTAGTTAAATAAAAATGGCAGTGTGTGAGGGATTCGAACCCTCGGAGCTGTTACACTCGACAAATTAGCAATCTGCTGCCTTAAGCCAACTCAGCCAACACACTATGTAAAAATAGGCGAACCTCCAGTTAAGAAGCTACTTACCGTCAACTTGTCAATTGTTGATGACCTAATGTTATTTCTATACTGTATTACGTTCAGTTAGTTTATACACGTATAAGAAATTATCTGGTGTTATAAAATTACTAAGTATTCAACTTAGTTAGTGCTTCATTAATTTGCTCAATTGAAGCATTATTTGGTAATGTTACCATATCCTTCTGGTTAAACCCAATGTCACACTCAGCTCTGAGGTGAACAGTTTGGTTCTGTAAAAAGTCTGGTACCATGGTTGCAATAAGATTGTCATTAACCCACTTGATTGCTTCTGCTTTACACTCTAGTTCGTAATAAAGAGCATCATGAATTATGTTTAGTCCTAGTATCCCATGCGGGTTACCTTCAGCTAAATACTGCTTACGAAAATTCGTTGCTGCAATTAATGTTATATCAGAATATCCCTGAAAGTTTGCATTATTCAGAGGTAATAAATCCCCCTTTGGATTACTAGAGTAAACTCGTAGTCCCCAATTGAGATGTAAATATTTTTGGTCTTGAGAAGTAGGTACCACATAATCCTCACGGAATGCAGCAACTCCAGGGTACAACTCAGTATGATAGCGATCAAATATTTCTTGAGTAATTGAACCGCCTTTGTGAGAGTCTGGAAACCCTCCATAAGCAAGCTTGAATGTAATTGGTTTAGACTTAGTCCTAAGTGCTTTTGCATCAGAATTAGTGTCCGTAAGTTTATGACACATCTTGTTATACTGGATAGTATCCTCGAAAGGTTGTCCAGTAATCACTTCCCAGTCTTCCTTGAAAAATATGGTACTATGCAACGTGTGCATATCCCACATAAGTCCAGTTTCTTGATCAGGGCTAAGTAACTTAATAGTGGTAGCATCTTTGGTAAGACAAGCGTTAATATGGTTTTCCAAGCCATTATAATCAACTGCAATTAAGATACGACCTGGTGGTGCTATAAACATAGACTTAACAGTTTTACCATAGACTTTGTGCCCAACAGGCTGCGTAACACCGTTGGCCCCCAGTTGGTGCTTCATTGGGGCTTCCAGTTTGTCACCGCTTGCTTTACCAGACAGTCTACCTGTGAAAGTTCCCATTAGTCGAAGTGAGTAATGTAGTCTACCTTCTACAGTTGATCCGTAGTATTTAGGAATGTACTGTGTAATCATATTTTTAGATTGTGCTACTTCCAGGTAATGCTTGATTATTTGTTGGGGTTCACCAGTTGTAGTCTTAGATAGTTCTTTAAGGACTTTAGAGTCAAATGACATTTGCCCAGTGTCTTTGGATATCTTATAAGAAGTTAAACCAAACTCAAGCCACATCTGTGTTAATTGCTGGTAATTCCAAGGGTTAAACCCTATTTGGATGTACTTTTCTGGATGTTCCAGTTTATCAATGCGATTGGCTTTGGTGTTTTGTCGTAAGAACTCAGCAACTTCGTAAGCATCTGCTCCAGACTTGACTAAAGGGTCATCAAATTCTTTGTTAAATAATAACTTAGCAATTGGTGTTTCAATAGTCTTTAGATCAATAGCACTTATTTTGTCGAAAGTTGTACCATCAAAATAGTTGACAATCCAAGTCCGCATTGCTATATTGTTCTTGTAACCTGCATACTTAGGGACCTTCATAGCCTTGCGAACAGGTGCTAAAAACTTATCAATCCGTAGTTGGTCAACTCGATCCTGAAATTGCTTAATCATAGGAAAAGCACTAATAGTTTCCAAAGTCAGCTTGTTAAAAGCATCAACTTCGGACTTGAGTTTATCTACCTTGGATAAGTCAATTGCTTGTCCATTCATAATCATCTCAATAATTACTGGTATTGCAGGTTTAAGAATAAATTCATAATAGTACCGTTGGTTAAATTGTTCAATGTTATATCTAGGCTCAGAAGTTACCGGCACCCAATAGTTGGGGTTTGCTGGTTCAGTATCAAAGCGTTCCCAAGCAAGCTTAGTTGCTGGTGTATCAATACCTGCATACTTAATAAGAGATAGGTTGTACTTAGATGAATCTCCAGTTCCTACATAATGCAAGTTAGTCACTTTGTGATTCAGTGTAGTGTCAAATAAATCAAAGGAGCCTTTGTCGTTAGCCCAATCTTGATAGAGTGTGCCAGATAATGCCTTAAGTCCAGACTTACGCTTTTGAGGGTCCACATTATTGTTGTACACTGCTGCTAACAGTTGGGAATCCTCAATATTCAATGGTAACTTGTTAGTGTAGTATTTCACGAACTTCAGGTCAAACAGTGCATTATGCCAGATTTGTCGGACTTTAGTAGTCACTAGCCAGTTCAGCACATAGTCCTGTAATTCCTGGTTAGCAAATACAATCACAGTAGACTTAAGTAAATTCCAACCAATAGATAGCATTGTGAGTTTGTTGAATTGTGGTAAAGTTAAATCTCTTGATTCAAAGTCAACTGCTACTGTATGGAAGTCTGCATCATAGCGGGCTAGCCAACGCTTAGCAACTTCCAATTCATCACAAAAGTGCACTACTGGTTCAATGTATTGAGATGCAATAACTTCTGCAACTACTGCTACATCACCACAGTCGTCGACTCGAATTACTGAGGAATCCTTGATTCCCCAATAATCTGTTAGAATTGGTGCTGGTAAATGGTTGATTTCGTATCCGAGATCCGAATATGGTAATTGGTGAATTAGCTTCAAGTTAAATTTGGCTTTATCCAAACCAAATCGTTCTAATAGTTGAGTTCGAATATCTGTTTCATAATTTTCTGGTAATTCTGTTAATAATATTGTCATATTAAACCTTTTTTATTCTTCTATTTTTACTTGACCCTTAAGTACGGTTTTATTATATTTCTGCTTCAAATGAGCAACTTCCATTTTTCTTTATGCACTGATATATTCGTAGTCCCAACTGTACATCTGCTACTAATGTATCATTTTGTACTAGTTCCCACCATCCCTCATCAAATCCTTCATCCTCTTCGCCATATAAATAGCCTGGCTCTGTTTCTAAGTGTACTATATCATTATACTTTTTATTTAATTGTTTAATTAATTTATTGAGTCGCTCTACATCAAAATCTTCCATTGAGCCATAATGATAAGGAATAGAGTTATTTTCTTCTTCTCCACCAAATTGACTTGCTGCATCAGAGTTCTGTGTTCCAATCCAGAACATATGTTTAATATCTCCACTTATATATCTTCCCATAATCTATCCTTTTGATACATATTTAATTGCAGCTTCAACGCTTTGAGCCAGTGACTCTACAAATTCTATTACATCTTTTTCTTCATAATACTCAAATGGTTCCCATATATTATACTCTCCACTCTTCATTCTTCTAATAAGTGTACTCTCCTGTATTCTGTCCCATACTTCTGCACTTGGTGATTTTGAAAAATAATCATCTATTGCTGTCTGCAAAGCTATTTCTCTTATATTTATTCCCATAATCTACCTTTTTTTATTTAATTCCACTAGAACTAAATCCAGTTCCTCTTTTTATTTCACTTAATTCATCAACTATATTCCAATAAACTTTAGGTCTTTCAATTAAGATACATTGAACCACTTTATCATATTGTTCTATCATATCTGGATTATCAGTTGATATACCAACTCTTATTAGCTTAACAATCATCTCTTCTCTGAAATTGGTATCAACTAATTCTGTTCCATTTGCTAATGATATATTATAGTCAAATCCATATTCATTTCTAATGAACAGCATAAGAACATAACCTCTTGGTACTTCAACTTTAAATCCAAGTGGAACATATGCTACTTGTATATTATTCTCATTTATCCAACTAACGTCTTTAGATGCTCTGCAATCCATAGCAGCATCATCTTCATGTTCATATCTTGGTAAACACTTAGGGTCTAATAGTTTAATTTTCATTTAGTTTCCTTTATTGGCAATATTTTAGTAGCATCTCCATTTACATAACTTAAAGCATCTTCTCTTGTTTTAAATACTGGTAAAGCTCCTATCATCCCGTTCGTCCAGCTTAATGGTATAATATTGGTAGTGTTAAGTACTTCTACTCTAATTTCATCTCTCATCATTAAACATACATACATTTTATATTCCTTCCAAAATTAATGCTTTATTAAATTCAATAGCTTTCATCACTTCGTTGATTCTAGCGTTATCAGCTTCCATATATGACACTTTGTTTAGTTTTCTAAGTAATGTCTTACCTAAGTCTACTTTTGTCTCTAAGGCTACATTATATTGCATTAAAGTCCATATTGGTTTATCTATATCATATAGGTAGTTATAGGTTTTCATTATTTTTCTTGCAACATAAGTAGTATGATTGATGTATAAATAAATATAATAAATGCCATTATACTTGTTAGTTCTCTGCTCACCATAGACCACATAGATATATCAAATGATATATTATAAAATGCTCCTAACAAATATAGGAAAAATATTCCACCAATTCCACCAATTCCACCTATTATAGACATTTTCATTTTATCCCCTTTATACAACTTGGAAGAGTACCTATAAATGGTTCTACTTTATGACTCATTAACCCTTGTTTAGATACATGGCAATTACCAATAGGGTCAAGACATTCATATTGTTTTAGTCTAGGCTCTTTTTGATTATCTAAGAACCAACACCATTCATCAACTTTTGGTTTCCATAGTTCAGTTTTTGGACAAGTATCATTCTTTGTCCATCTAAATGGACTCACTATTCTAGGATGTACTACCCAATCACCTACTTCGAAAGTTGGCTCATCAGGCTTTATGCGATAACGTTCAGGTGGTAAATCCCATTTACATAGGCTTTTGCTCCAGTATAGCCCAGTATCATCTTGTATAGTCTTCCCTTCAGCTAATGCTTTCCTGAAAGGATAATATTTATCTTTGATGACTACTTTTAATTCCTTAAATGAACCAATTTCATTACTCCAAAAGTGGTCTTCATCTAAGTTGTCATCATTTATTAGTTCCCACTCACTGTGGTTATAGAATCTTATTAAAACTTCACCACCATCTAACCACCAATTAAATTCTGCTTTATATTTTCTAATTAGTTCTTTATTCATTTTGTTTCCTCAAATTTAGATTTTTCTTTAAGATATGTTTGATAATAAGCTCTCATTAAAGCGATGTCGTTATCTCCACCTCCTAACATTTTAGCTTCTTCTAGCTGTTCTTTGTTAAGACTTTCTAACCATTCTTCATAGCTTATTGTTGCTTCTTGCATAGTTGTTCCTTTAAAGCTTCAAAGCTTTCACTAGATACTTCTATATCTTTACCGTCAATCGTTATTGTTTTAGTTTGTTTTAGGGGTCTGCAATATCTAAAGGTATTTCCGTCAGCCTCTTCAAACGGGTATGTATCTTCTGGGTTGTAACGTTTGAATTGTAATGCTTTATAATAACGAAAATTTTTGTCATCACTAAATTCGCATATTTCATTGTATTTAGGTAGCCACTTCTGCTCTCCTTGACTTGCTATAAAATCATACGCTGATATTTCCTCACCATCTATATCATATTTAAGCATCTCTAGCTCTAAAATAGAATAATAAGCAAGCATTCCATACTCATCTACTAATAAAATTTTCTCTTTTAGGTTCCTTATATCTGTGTAATCTCCCATCCATTTACCACCATTTTTAAATACAATTTCTTGTACTCTTCTTGACAAGTCTGGATTTACTCTCATGCTTATATTTTTAATCATTGTGTATCCTTTTCTTTCCATTTGTTACAACCAAAGTCTTTTCTAGTTGTTCCTGAAAAATAATAGCTTATAAGTTTAGCACATTTTCCATGCCCCACAGTAGGTATTTTATTCCAATATTTACAATCTTCACATAGCTTTTGCTTTTCAAAATACTCAAATACTTCGTCAAATAAATCATCAACTATCCAAATGTTGTAGATGTTCTTCTCTAATTCTCTTTCTATGTATTCTCTAGTCATTGTTTATCCTTTGATTTCTTCCTATTTTCCAAAGTTGCTTTAACACGGTCAACAAGAGTTGTTGCTTCTAACTTACTAGAGGGAGTCTTGTCTAAGAGATCAGGGTGTACCATATCTTGGCTAGAAAGTTGTGCAGCCATCATACTCATCTGATATAACATATGTTCCTGATTTTTTAAGTGTTCTTCATATTGTTTTACTAAATAAATAATATGTTCTGCTATTGCTTCATCATTCATAACTATATTCCTTTCCCATCAACTTCATGATGGTGTGAGTGTCTACTCCACTCTTTTCTAAACTCTTTCATTTGTTTATCCTTCTGTAAATTCTAGTTTTAATCCTTTAACAACTAGGTTAAGGAGTCTATATTCGCTATACCATTCGGAACCAACTTGGTATTCTAGTGTTGTAGGGTCTATTTTTATAGCTGCTCCTATTGTTATATCTTCTGTAGAGTATATACATTCACTTGCGTTTACTACATCATAAAAATAATGCCCTTCTATAACATCTCCATTAATTGTTTTAGCTTTTGCTTTCATAGTACTCCTTTAATTTTTATAGCCTAAAGTGTGTTCCATCAAGTCTTGTCAGTTCCCGGTCATCGTGAAAGGTATAATCAGACCTTTCTGTATTAGTAAAAGAAACTATAATATCATTTACGGACTCGTTAAATTCTCTTAAACCTATATTAGTAATAGTTACTTTTTTACCTTTATACATGAGCTCATCACCTTCTTTAAATGGTAGCCTATGTATGTCATCACTACTAAATTGGAATTGAACACTCATCTCAATTCTCCACTACTTCTATATCATACAAACTAGTATTGCTATAATCATATTCCAAATTTTTTTCTGTATCATATATTATACTTGTACCACAGTATTCGTCTATACCATAGTATGGTACAAGGTCCCCTTGTTTTATATGCTTGTACACCTCTTTTATACTATCATCCGTATCAATTTGAATGTCTATGTTTTGCCATACAGAAATTTGCTCTTGTATTGGTATTATGTACTTCATCTCAATCCTCCCCTACTGGTAGTATCCACTCAGTACGATATTCAACACATATTTTGTGTTTCTTGTAGCCTTTCTCTATATATAACTCATTTTGTTTTATGTTTGAATATATATCATATGATAAAAGAGTTGTTAACACCACTAACCCCCATAAAAGTGGAGCAATTGTGAATAATAAATATTTTGTTTCTGTATCCATAACTTAATCCTCCACTACTGGTAAATCAACCCTTGAACCTTCAACTTCATGGTGGTGAGAGTACCCCTTCCATCCTTTTGTAAATTCTTCTAGTGTTTTATATAACGCTTGAGATTCTATCCAATAGGTTTTAAATTTCTTATCTCTACTTGAATTACAACATCTAAATTTAGCCCATGACTCTGTTTTAACTTTATAATATAAATGTGTTTGTTCTATAGGTATTGCTCCTACTAATGTTTTATAGTAATCTTTAATAATATCTGTAATTAGGTAAGTAACAGTTGTGTCATATCGTGTTATCCTATCCCCTACTTTAAACTTAGGTGGTTCTTGATATATGAACCAGTTATCTTGTTCCATATCTTTTAAGATATATTTTTCACCTTGCTCATCTATTAAATTACAAAAGTCCTTACTAAACATAAAGTACTGGTCTTCATTAAAATCCTCATGCCTTACTTTCTTGCCATCGAGCATAGCTTGTATTGCTTCTTTCTTAGTCATGTCAATTTCCTTAATTGGTTTAGACACTTTTTACAGTGTCGTTTAGTTATATGTTTAAATGGATTAATATCAAGGTCAACTTCCAGTTCAAAAATTGGTTCTATTAATGTCACAGTGAATGGATTAGGAGGCAATTCCAAAGAATCCTCCATATACCCTATAATCTGTGTTGCAATTTCCGGACCATCTGATTCTTCAAGTTTATACTCAATAAACCCTGGTTCTATCCCAGCAATTGCGTACATAATCAGTCCTCCACTGGTGGGATGTATTGGTCACAAACAGTCTTGAATTTACAATACTCACAAAGCATGTACTTAGGTGGTACAATTATCTCTACATCGCCGGGTTTACCCTTGCTCATAATGAAGGCTGCTAAATCACCTGCTGAGGTACACTTGGATCCACGAACAGTTGCCATCTTCCCAGTACTTCCCATGCGTTGGAGTTTCCATTCACCTTCACGATATCCACGTTCCTCATTAGAACATAATGGGATAGTGCCATTTGTTAAATGGTCTTTAATTGCTTGTACTTGGTTAAATAGGAATTCTTCAATTTCCTCAGTTGGTCTAAGAGAAAATGTAACTTCCTGGTCAATTGTATATTTGCCCATATCCGAACCGTTGCTAAGACTGAATAGAATTGAGCCATAAGGTTTGACTTCTGGGTCATTCAGTAAAAATTTGTAGATTGATAATTGTGCAACAAACTTGAAATAAGTTGGCACATTAATGTACATCTGTTCCAAAGTCCACTCAGGTTGTAGTTTTTCCTTGTCTTCAATTAACATTTTAATGTTGTAATTTGATACGTGTTTGAAATCCTTGATTTGTTTATCAGGTGTTAATACATCAAATTCACCAGAAATTTTCCATTCATTAACTTCACGTTCAACTCGATCTTCGCAAGTGTACCCAGAATTATATGCTTGAAGTGCTCTAGTTAGACCCTCATGCATAACGGTTCCCTTGGCAGATGCCATAAGGTTTGCTACATCCTCAGATCCAACAATTGGAAATTTAATTGCTAAAATTGCCTTTCTAAGAGGACCAATAATAGTTGTTGTTGAAAGTTTGCCTTCCCTTGGCGGATGTCCACTGTATAATGTACTGTGATAAGCTCCAAAAATTGCATGTTCTTTAGATAAATTAGAATTATTGGTAAATGTTTTCCCATTAATTGTAATATCCTTAGTGTTAGTTGCTGCTGTTGCTATTGTGCTCATAGTAATTCCTCATTAATATTTGATAGAACTTCTTCTAGTTCTGTATGATTGTCTGTTACTGCAAATGCATCTGCACTTGAGTCCCACTGACACCTTTTGAATTGATCAATTGACATTCCTGAATGGTCATAAGTCCATAGTTGAATTACTTCAAGTTCAGGATAGAAGTCCTGTATAAGTTCCATGTGGTGCTCAAGGTTATTTGCTTCTCTGCTTGTTGATTCCACTACATCTGCGAATTCTGTATCCAAGTTGTATGCTTTCCTACTGTATATGTGTGTCATTTTGTTTCCTTTAAAATTGGTTGTAGTACGTTTACTATGTCTTGAACTTCTTTCAAAGCCTCTTCTACATGAGTCCTATTACTCAGTATTGAATTTCCTAGTAAACTTTTAGGGTTGTTTCTTAAAAGGACTAATTTGATAATTTCTTTCTCCTTGGATATAGACTTAGTCTCTTTTATACTATAGTAAGACATATATGTTCTTTTAGTTCCTAATTTGTCAATTAATTTATCGTGTTTTAATAAATCTTCAATACTGAATGATCTAAAATCAATACAGTCAGGGTAATGTTCATAAGTTTCTAAAACATTCTCAGCAGTTAAAATTGAACAATTAGTTAACTGATTGGCTAAGTTTTTTAAATTCCATATTATTTTACTATTAACTGTATTAATAGAACCGTCATAAGTTATGGCCTTGGTAACTAACATAAAAATGTATCGTGCAGTTTGTTCCGTTTCTTGGTTACAGCTGGGACTTAAATAAAATTCGTCAAATAACTTATATAATTTCTTGATAAAATCATGTACAGGTTTCTTCTTGCCCTTAATTGATTCAAGTTCAGCTAATAATCCTTTGTACTTGAAAAAGTCGATTGTTTCGTTCATTAATTAATCCTCTTGTAGTTTTTTGCAGTACTTGATAAATTCGTGTCTATCAAATGAGTTTCTGCTAATGTCTTGTAAAATTTGTTTTTCATTATGTGGCATAATGTGTTTACCGAGGTAATACACCATTCCGGGTTTAATCCCTAGCCAATTGCAAATGTGTTCAAGTTTGTGTTTGATAAGTTTCTTAATAAACCCAGAATTTGGGGTATCCCAGTTGATAAGTGGTAAAACAGCATTAAGCTGGTTATTCACACTAACATTGGGCAATTTTGGTAATTTAGCACTACTAAGAATTTGAAATGGTTTAGATCCAAAAAACTTACAGGCTTCCGTATATAAGAGCTCAGAAGAGTCAAATTGAACAATCTTGTACTTTGGCTTGGATACATCGTCAAACAATGCTAAAGCCTTCATACGTTCCTTAGAGAATAGCACAGTTACTGTATTAAGTATTGCATTTTCATTGTACACTGGAATCATATCAGATGGTTGGTGTAATGTCTTCACATCATAACCAGTAACGCATCCACAAGGGCACTTCTGGTACTTGGTAACTAATCCAAGTCCAGCGTCAACAGACTTGTATTTAAATTCCCAAGATGGGTGAGCTTCCTTACAAGGAGTGCCTTCCACAACTCGGTAATTAGATACAAATGGATTCTCCAAATGGTGAAATGGTTGTTTACCATCACAAGTTACTACAATTGGCTCACCTTTACAGGCTTCCATACAAAAGTAGAGCTGTAATGGGTCATGCCCATACTGCGCTAGACATTGGTCTTTACAGGATTGCTTCTTGGAGTATGATGAAAAGTCAGTGTAAGGATTCACAAAACGAAGCTGTCCAGTCATATCATAAACATATGCTACTTTGTTAGGATTAGTTGGGTTAATAGTTGATGCTCGCCAAAGGATTTGTAGCGCTAATGAATGGATCTTCGTAAAGAACCCATAAATCAAGCAATCAGTTCGTGGCGAATCCCAGCCGAGTGAAAGTGCGCGAACATTAATTAGAATGCCTGGTCCGGATTCGTAATTAATAAGTGCTTGAGCCTGCTGTTTGTCAGTTAGCTTAGAATGCACAAGTTGTACGTTATTCAGGTCAGCTAATAAAGCAGCTAATTGCTCAGCAGTTTCTATATAGTTCACATAAATCACTGTGTTATGCTTGGTGTCTAATTGCTGATCAATAATAAGCTTCCTAATATTCCCAAGTAAGTCCTCAGTCTTAATAAGTTGGCGTACAATTGACTGGTCAAAATCCTGCTTGGATGTTATAAGTTCACTTGCATGTTCCCCAATAATATCTGAGTTGGACAAAAATTGAGTAGGTGCTAAATAGCTCAATTCCAAGAGTTCCTTAATAGTAACTGGTTGGATTGAATGGTCAATGCCCTTAGTAATTAGTTTATTCTTATTAGTTAATGGTGTTCCAGTAAATAACAAATGAGTAGCGTGGTTGTCCAGTAATGCATAGACTGCTGCTGACATACGAGAATGAAATTCATCAATAATTATGCAATCATACTCGTTTATGTCAATATCACGATTATTAAATGTCTGGTGAGTTGCAATATGAATTTGCTTAGTGTGATCAAAGGGCTCCCCAGCTAATATGTAAGTGAACTCAGTTGGGTAGTAAGATGAAAGTTGCTTAACAATCTTTCGATACCCAACAATAATTAGCACTCTGTTAAACTGATATTTATCAATAGCAAACTTCATGATTGCGCTCTTTCCTGAACGCATTGGCAATATTAAAAGATTAGTTTTATTAACCTTGATATCATTGATTGCTGTGGTTTGGTATCCTCTTTGTTGCATGTGTGATCCTCATTAAGTCGTTCAAATACTTCGTAAATAAATTCAATATGTTTTGATTTGGTCAATACACAATTGTCCTGGTATTTGTTGTTTTTCAGTTATTCTAATAAATTCCTTTAATCAATGTCTCTATAGATGTATAAAGGGCTGTAAGTCTATTATTGCTAAGAGGTTCTCTTGAATCTGAAGAGTTGGTATCTGGTATTGAAACTCTAATAGAGTACTTCCAAGTCTTATAATAAAAACTAAATGTACATTGAAATCCACAAAATGCAGTTAGTTTCTGTTCAATATCATGAATTAGTTCTGCTTCAGAAATTGAATGGCGTAAAAATTCAATTCTACGTTTAAGTCCGATTAACTTACTTAAATCATTAAGTGGTTCTACCATAATTAGTTTTCTTCACAGATGTCATTACAACTGCCTTGTTTATCTGCATTGAATTGACTACCACAAGGGTAACATTGAAATCCTAGTTCCTCAAGTTCGCATTGGTGACAAGCTCCCTCCAATATGAATGCTTGTTCTTCAAGAGCTAACTCTTGCTGACAAACTTCACATGTAAATGTACCCATAGTGGCTCCTTTATAATATTTGGTGTTTAAATAATTTTTGAATAATTTGGTGTTTAAATTGATAAGCTTTACTTCGTTTATCAATTCCAACATAAGATGCATAAGATTCTATTTCGTCAAGTAATTGCTTAATGCAAGTTTTGTAATAATCCTTATGTTTATAAGCTCGGTTAAATTTGGCAATGGTCATTTCAATGCGATTCCAATAATATTCTAGTACTTTGTTAGGTTTAGTTTTTAATGGTATTATATACAGGGTGAAACTACCTGACTGTTCTAATAATGCATAAGTCTGTTTAGCTGTGGTATTTGAGTAATTTTTAATAGCACTGTCAATTAATAGCACACTGTTTGGTACATCAATAATTGCTAATAAAGAATCATATGAGTACAGCTCAGTTCCCTTGAACCATAAAGAGTTTCTATAATTACTTACAAATTCATATGATTGATCTATGTAAGCTTTAATTACTTGTCCATTATTAGCAAATTTTTTCATATTGTTTCCTCTATAATGTTGTATGTGATTATATTAGTGCTGAACTCATTTAAAAAATACTTCCCTAGATTCTCTTTGAATCGGGCATGTGCAAATATGTGTGGAAATGTAATTAAATAAGTATGCATAAAGTTCCTTTGTTAATCAATTCACTAGTAGGCACATTTGGTATATACCTACCATCAATTGATTGCTTGTAATAGGTAGTTCCGCTAGATAATCCAAGTCCGTTCAAAGGCGCACCTCATGGTATGAAATTAACGGCATCTAGTTGCCGACGATACTTCGTTTCGTGTTCTAGTACGGTGATTAACCGCTTCTTCATATGAGTGTAACAACCATACTAGCCCCAAATCAAGGGGCACGATTTGTTTATAAAAATGTTTTTCTAAGTTCCAAGTAGCCTAAAAGTAATACCAATGGAAGCCAACATAATGTTATCCATACAATAGTTGCTAAAGCACCCAACTTTTGGGCGTTGTTGGTGTCTTTTAAATCCAATAAAGTTAAACTTAAAATAAATCCAATTCCAAGGTACAATCCTATTAACATAATAATTCCTTATAAATTGTAAAGTTTGAATAATAAATCATTACCAAATTTGGTAATTATTGCTTTATCCAATTGGCTGAACGCTGCTAAGCGATAATAAGTGGGTGTTAGTTGTGCAATTAGGAAAAATACTTGGTAAGAGTCCCTAATTAAGTGGTAGTTATGTCCCATTGCTTTGAGTTTGTCTTCAATAATAACTTGGTCAGGTGATTGTGAACCACCTTTAGGACGTTTGAATTCCAGGTTAAGTACTTGGGAATTAGGTAAGTAAATAGATAAATCTTGAACTCCGGTCTCCATGCCTTCCTTCTTTGCTTGAGCAATAAGTTGTGCTCGTTGAGCAATTGATAAACCATTAAGGGAAATCCCATTAAGGGATAGATTCATCACCAAGTCCGGGTAAAGCTCACGAATCATAGCAACTGTTGTAATTTGTAGTAGTGATTCGCTGTTAGACATGGTATTTTCCTATTGCCTTAATTGCCTCTATTTGCTGTTCAAGTTTGAGTATTTGGGCATCATTAGATTCGTTAGTTGGTGCACCAAGTCGTTCCAATATATTTTTCATATACAAATCCCAAATAGTTTGTGGTTTATTCGGAAAGTTAACTTGCTTATGTCTAATAGCATAGATGAGTTCCTGTTTTACTGATTTAAAGACTGTTGAGCATCTATCGAAATGAGCTAACTGATTGTTGAAATCTACTTCAAAATGAATTGGGTTGTCTCCAATAATTGAATTTAGCCGTTCCACGTATACTTCAGAATAGGGTAGTTTTAAAATAGTATCAAACTCAAACCACTTCATTAATTGTGCATAAGTTGGGACATGTTTGAATGGACTGTTCTTTTCGAGTACACTAGTAGTTGTACATTTTAGAATACAGTTTAAAAAATTAGATTGTGTCCTACGTTGATTGCAATATATAAAGTCAGGTAAAATTCGTTTTGACTTCTTAGTAAATAATTTAATAGCTAAAGTGTAAAGTTTGTAAATAAGTATTTCTTGTTCAGTAGTATACCTTGACTTATATGAACTGTAACTTCCTAAAATTGTGGATTGAGATCTATCCTCGTACTGTCTCACTAATTGCTCAAGTCTGGTAACAGTTTTACACAGTTCAAGTTCTTTGACTAAGGCTGTGTATTTAAATAAATCCATGATTGCTCCTAAATAGTTAGTGTATTAAATGCATTACTCACTGCTGTGTAATGAGTCTTAAGTTCATTCAATACAGTTTTGTATTCTGGTAGACTCAAGTGTTCAGTTAATTGTTCTACAAAAAAGTCATAGACTAGATTAGGTTTAATTGCACTAGAAGTCTTTAATACAAGCAAAGCTCCAAATAGATATGAAACTTGTTTCATATCTGTGTCAACTTTGCGAGATATATTAGTTATAAAGGGTTTATATTCAGAATCTCTGTCATTATGTACAGATTCTGATATAGGTATTTTAAGTCGATACGCTAGGAATCTGATACTGCATTTATTCAATGTCATATACTTGTGTAGTTTACTGTCTTCTTGAGTTGTTAATGTTACGATATCATTAAAGTATATAGACAATTTCTTCTGAAGATATATAGAAGGCGTACATTTAGTAAAAATTGCATCTATAAATTGTTCTCTTAATTCATTAAAAGAAGCTTCTTCTAATTGCTTGAAATACCCAATTGCAACTGTTGATGGAATGTCTTTTTTAAGAGTTTTTAGGTAAGCTTCAAATGCCTTCAAAGACATCAAGTTAGGTTGCAGTTGCTTTTCTGCTAAAGTGGTTGTTTTAGATCGTACCTTGTTCCGTAAATACGGTGTTAGATATTGTTTAACATTAATTACATACTTTGCAATGTGATTATCTAAAAATGAATTTGTGATTATATGTTTATGAGTGTTGTATCCATATTGGTGTTTACTAATTTGAGAATCTATTATATTTTCCATCAGGAATTGATTTAATTTATCTGATAAATCACCTCTGCCATAGTAGTGATTATGTGTTGTATGTGTAATTGCCACTAATTGAGCTTTGAATAAGCGTTCGAATATATTTGAAGTATTAAAAATATGAGACTCTAGATTATTGTCGTTATCTTTAAGAAGTTCAATAAATTCTTTAAAGTTGGGTTTAAGTTTGTCAATTTCTGCTGCTACTTGTTTTACTGTATACATGGGTGTTCCTTAAATTGTTTAGTTAATCTTAACAAAACCCACCAAAGTGGGCTAAGTTTAGACTACTGCATTGTGATATTTGTAGTATTTGGTAAGTTAACTGGGTTGTTAACTGGACTCAAGAAAGTTGTTGATAACTTCTTAAGTCTTGGGAAAGCTTTCCAACTATTGGGAATATCCGAATAGTTGTCCGAGAAAGAGATATAAATAGTCTTTTTAGGATCTATTGTTTTGTCTTTGAGCATAGCATCAATCTTAGAGAATACATCAAAGTGTGATGTTCCACCAACTGCAAATCTATGTGAAAGTGCTTCCACAAATTGTGGGTTCGATTTGATGTCATAGTTAGACTCAAGTTGAAACTGTTTAACTACTTCAGTGTCATGCACTAGTACAAACAATTGAGTGATCTTCTTTGAGTGCTTCTCAAATAGATACAGTAGCTTCTGCAATCCATCTGTTGAGACTGAGCCAGAATGATCTACAGATAGCACAACTGATAATTTGTTATCCTCATATTTTGTATTAGGAGCTTTGAACTTCTTACGATAAGTAATGTTTAATGATGACCATTCCGAAGTGAATGTGTTTGTCATATGGAATACTTCACAACTAAACTTTGCAGCTAACTTTTTAAACCAACCCGTTTTGACTTTCTTTGCTTTAAAGAATTCAGCAAAAATTGAGGCTGAACCGGACCCACGAGCCATAGATGCAAGTTGAGTTGCTATAGATTCACCTAAATCGGTTTGGATTGATTCATTGTTTTCAATTGCTCCATCAGTAGTATCGAATACTAGATTAGTCCATTCATCATAGCTGAATTGTTCGTCCAGTTTGGTAATTGTAGGAGTTGCATTATGGTTAATTACAAGTAAATCCTTCAATACGTCCATTTCCGACTTATCTTTGTAAGCTGACTTGTACTGTTGTCCTTCCAGGATTTTGTCAAGCTTGTTTGCCATTTTAGAACCGGCGAACAATTCGTGAATTGTATTATTCACTGTGTAATTACATGCTGATTGACTGAGTCTATAATAAGACTCAACTGGAATTCCGGGGTTATTGTGTTTGATAATTCCTGACATCATTATATAGTGAGTCTTTGTGTTCATAAGACGTACAAGCTTCAGTGCTTCACGCATATACAAGTAAGTGAAGAATTCTGGGTGTTTATGAATTGCTTTGCTAATTCTGTTCAATTGATTGTCAGAATTGTAAAAGAAAGCTATGTATACAGTAGATGAATCGTCGTGCTTAATGTAAGCATGCACAAATTCATTCAATGCATTAAGTTTCTTTGATGGGTTAGGTTGAGATTCAATAAATCTCGCTTCAACTTTTACTGGTAAGTTAGTGAATAAGTTAGCAATCATAGATGATGTTTTACTTAATCCACATAACATATTTACAGACTTAGCAACCTCTTTAAATATAAAGTGGCTACTGTCATGTATAAATTCTTTTTTGTTCATAATATATCCTTTAATTTGATTTCGCATAGGGTTGAGCATCAAATGTTAACTTAGCATTTTCTGAAACAGGTATAATTTCTATCCATTGTAATAAAACACTTGGTACAGCTGCCTGTATCTTACTGCTCTTATTAATTCCATGTAAAGCTACATGTGAAAGAGTTATTCCGTCGTCTAGACATTTCCATGAGTACATTCTTCTGGCGTCTGATAAAATTATTTCAGTTTCAGATTTTTTTTCAACCTTACCAAACCAAACTCCTGCTGAGTAAGTTCTTATAATAGCATACTTTCCAGTTCCATAAGTGTTTATTTGCATATTTACCCTTTTAATTGTTTATGTATTTCCATTTCCACTTCCACCTCCACTTCCATCTCTATCTCCACTTCCATTTCCGTATCCATATCCACTTCCATTTTCATCTCCATTTTTGCTCATAATTTTAAGAGTAAAGTTAATTTGTGCATATTTTATGGGAATGTGTATTAAAATTAAACTTTTATAGTATATTTCTCTAATAAAGTCATTATTTAAGGTTTCCATTTACTTCCTTTGTATTAGATTAGGCATCAGTTATGCCAACTTTAGCAATTATTTCAGTGAATGCTTGAATTCTATAATTCTTGTCTTTTAGTTTTATGTTATGAATAAAATTCATTAAGTTGTTAAGTTGTACAAACTTATCCAATATTATACCATAATGGTCCTCATAAACAAATAAATTGATACAAATATCATTGTCATCCCAGTATTTTATTATTTGTGTAAGTGGTCCCCAAATAGTTACTTGATCGTACTCAATAAAATCCTGATTAAGTGCTGGAAACTCAGATGTATTAAATCCGGGCTTACCTCCAGTAATACCATCTTCTAAGGTATCATTCTGAAAATCTGTACATTTGTATTTACCAGCATTCTTGCAATCAGGTAAATCCTTTTCAAGTATTACAATATCCCAATCAGATTCAGGTCCAGCACAATTAAATGCTTGGGAGCCGGTTAAGACTCCAAGGGGTAAGACTTGTTCAAGATTATAATTGGGCATAAGGAATCCTTAAATCAAATACTCCGAAGCAAGTTGCATAAAAGGTTCAAGGTTCTTAATTGGTTCAGCAAATGCTTTAGTTAATTTTTCTTTGGAAGTATTTGGGTACTTGGTAATGTCCATAGAACTAGATAGTAATCTATCAATAACAAACAGAAGTCCCTCTGTTAGAGGTTTACTATCTTGATTAGTATACTTAACGTACAATTCACCAAGTACAAATCCAATAAATGAATCCTGTTTGATGTTGATGTTCATTAAGTCAAATAAATACCTGCCTTGATCCACTGTGTTGATAAAATTAGTTATATACGAATAAATAATTGAATCAAGAGGGTCTTTAGATGCCAGATTAATTAATTCTCGATTGTTCACTATTTTACTAAAGTCAATTGCTGAGATGTAATTAACATGTGTTTGAAATGCTCTAGCCGCTTCTGAAGATACTTGCATACCAGCAATAGTAGATGCTTGGGATAAAATAAAATCATCAGAATGGTACTCAAGTTCAGCTGCGATTGCTGTCCAGGCTCTGGCAGTCGCATATCCAACAATTCCAGTAGTTTCTTCTTCCATACAATACTGGGACTTGGTTTTCAAAAATGAAGATACCATATAGTGTAATCTATTACCATAAGATTCCAACCAATAGTCAAAGTCAAATTTGACTTGTAAAATTGCTAGTCTGTTACGAACAGCTGAGTTTATTCCAGTAAATCCTGCTGCGTCAGAGTCGTTCATAGTTAATACAATTGCAGTATTATCCGATAGTCGGAAATTTCCAAGTTTACGCTCAAGTAAAAGACCATAAAAGTAAGCCTGTAGATGTGGGGACACCATATGAAAGTCATCAATTAATAGTACTGTTGGTTTATCTTCAGCAGCTCTTATTGCTTGGGCCATAATTTCTGGTATTGACCATTGAGTTGCTTGTGGAGTACTACCATCAATTGAATTTGCTTTGAATTGATGTGCATTAATTGTATCTGGTAGTCCCGAAAGAGCTTCATGCGAAAGTGTTGGGCCTGAACAACTTACTAAATTCATACTAAGTTCTTTTGCGAGTAATGCAACTGTGGTTGACTTTGCAGTTCCAGGATGTCCACTAATACAAATAGGAGCAACGAGTGCTTTATCGATTTGTGCTTCAATGTTTCGTTGTATGATTAGTTTTTCATTTGACGTCATACGGGCTCCCTATACTGCTGCTGTTTTGTTACCAAAACTAAACAGTTTCTTAATCATTTCCATAACGTCAAATATACCAATTGGTTTCGGGTGTTTTCTAGATATAATCTTGTTAATAGATTCAGTTTTATAATAAACGTTACCAACTCCTTCAATTTCTCCCTGCACAAAGTTTTTAGTTTGTGTATAGTAATTAGCAACTCTCTGTGTTTTTGGTGTTTTATTCATTGCCATAATTACTATGTCATTTTTAGTTATTCCGGGTTTTCCATTAAATCCGTGTTTTGCTGCGTTGATTCTAAGTTTCTTTGCTCTGTTTCGTTTTTTAGTTTGGTTCATAATATTTCCTTTAATTAATTTTTATTAAATTACAATTAAGTAAAAATCCTCTAAATACTTAAATACTCTTTTCTATTTTATTTACTATTTATCATTTGATGATAACTAATCGGCTCTACCTCTGGGTCAAATTGTGACATAAGTCCCATAACAAATAGAATTGCTAAGAATGAACCAATAATTATTACTATTTTCATGACCTTATGTCTCCAAGCAGTGAACCAAATAATCCACCAGCTATTGATGCCATAGCAAATGCAAATCTTGCATCTGAAGACCATTGACCAATAGTTGTAATTATAGTTATATCCCAGTTCACATATCCAATTAGAAATGCTGGAGACATAAACCCCAATATAGTATATATGATTAATTTTATGTTCATTTAAAAATCCTTTTTACCTTTAAGTTTCCCGACTTTAATAGATTTTAAATTACGAGTTTTTGTCCAGCCCTTTTCTTTTATACTTTCTATAATGTCTGTATAGTGTACACCCATAACTGTTTCATAGCCCATTCCAGAGTCAAAAACACCTAGATCAGTTTCATCTAGTATCTGTTGTTTTAGTTCAGTATATGTATCAGCAATTAAAGTAGTTGCTGGGTATATATTGTATCCAAATTCCCAGTTGCGTCCATATACATACCCATTAGCTGTAATCATTTAAAAGTCCTTCCAACCTTTAGGTTTTTTGTACCATAATAGATACGCTTCATAGTATTCTGGAAATGCTGATGCTAGTCTAAATTGATTGCCAGTATCTGCTTTTCCAAATAAATCCATTAGTGTCATACTAAATGAACCTAGTGTGCCTAGTTCATAGTAGTATGCTATTTCTTTTGGCTTCATATAATTATCCATAAATAAGCCTTTCAGGTCTAGTTTTATTATGTTCAACTTCTAGTTCCAATATAGCAATCTTGGCTCTAAGAGCAAGGTTCTCATTTTCTCTCCTCTGTACAGTTTTATACATTCTTGCTATATCTCGTATAGTGAGGATAAACTCTGTGTCTGGAGTTATGTATTTCTTATCAAATTCCATAAGTGCTTGTGATATTGTTGTTTTACTCATAATGTTTCCTTTTGATTAATATATACATACTAGAGTCAATATCAACTATCATCTCTGTGGCTTGTTATACTGGCTCCATATGTACATTTCTGTATTATTATACGTTACCTCACCAGGCACTGCTAAACTTGATATAGGTAATAGCTTACACCTTGCATATAGTATGGTTCTGTGGGCATCAAAACCTAACATACTAGCCACACTAGAGCAGACGGTAAAATTGTTATTGTCTGCTCCATCTGGCCAGATTGCTTCATACCTACTTCGCTAGGTATCAACTATATATGATGAACTACTCAGGATTCGAACCTGAAGGCTAACTCCAAATGTTCAGTTAGGAGATGCTCTATCGACCTAGATAGGTAGTTCATAAGGCTCCCGCTAAAGAGCCGTTCCAAGGGAGCTACCCTAGTGTCATATTCCAGAATCGAACTGGCGTCTGGGGTCTCCAGATGTGCCCACACTACAACATAAGTATCCCAGCTTATCATCGCTGGGCTGGTTCACAGTTTCGTAACCCTGTAACTGTCTCGACCATCGGTTTCATAGGGTGTGGTTTGATTGCCTTTGTACCACCAAGGTACCGATCTCTCTCGTGGATCGGGGTACGAGTATTGCTTACATAATACCAGAGCAGGCTAGCGGTTAGGCTAACCATTTGAAGTGATAAGCTTCGAAGAACACACATGTCCGGTTACACTTCCTAGTAAAACTGGATTAAGGACTTCTTTTAAGAACCTCAGTCCTGCAGAGTGGTTTTAACTCTGTCTTCAATGTGTGCTCATCGAAGACTTAAAATGGTGGTCAAGGAGCGGATTCGAACCGCATAGGGGACTGTTCCTATTACTACCATGTGTACACATGCATCCTTGACATATAAAGTCACACCTCTTTCAGATAACTGGCTATAGTATACTAAGATACTTATGTCTTGACTTCATGGAGGTGTGGTGCCGGGTTTAAATCCGTTGATACTATCGCTGGCAAACTTCTTACGGCAGTTTACTGTACAGAGGTAGTTAGTCTCTGCTAGCTTGTTCATTTTATAGGATGGGTAGCTTATACCAGACCTGCCTACAATTCACACATAGGTATACGTCAGTTAACTATACTGATTTTGTGTATTTATTTGCCCTTCGGCTAACGAGTGGCCAAACCCGATACTATCCCGTAGTTTTGGCTCAGGTAGTTCCCTAGTTTACATACCACGCAATTGCCATTTGACATTGTGGCTTAAGCCCATAAACAAGCTACTTACATATTGTGTTGGTCCTGTAAGCTGAACCATGTGTGCTTGGGTTTTCTCCGAGCTTCTCCCTTTGCAAGTTTAAATCCACAGGGTTATCTACTAGTGTTAGGCTGTGTAGTTCTCAAGCCACGCTTAGGATTCGTTATCGTACGATGTGATTACTAGAACGCCAGTTATACTCAAGGTGAGTATGAGAAATTTGTTAATCTGCTAATCTCCAGCCTATTGTAAGCATATTTATTTTCTACGTTGACTTGTTGTCCTACTGGGATTATCATTTGTGTCATGTTGTTCCTTTATAAACGTGGGCAATTCTCCTATATAAGGTTCACAAAATCTGAATGGTACATTGTTTATATCAAAATAAAACCCGTTGTCAATTCCGTGTGAGTATTGCCTTAAGTAAGGCTCATTACCATTACTAAACCAACACCACTCTAATGGTTTAGGTTTCCAAAGTTCAAAGCTATTCAGAGAAGCGGTGTCAGTTAGATTAAATTGCCACTTAGTTATAGTTATCGAATATTCTGTTAACTCTGTTACTTTATATAATTTATTAAGAGGTATATTCCTTACCCAATCGCCCACCTTAAAATCATTCTTCATTGTTGGTCCTTTATTAAATACTATAGAACACCAAAAATTGGTGCTCTAACTATTAACTAAGTTTGGCTCTTGCAGCTTTTAGTTCTTCCAAAGATAAGTTGCCTTTAGCTTCTTGCTCTTTTGCAGCAATCAGTTGGTCAAGTTCTCTTTTTTCAGAGTCCACAACAGCTTTGTTAGTTTTCTCTTCAATCTCTGCAACTCTTGTTACAACAATGTACTTAACAATTTCAAACCTAAGTTCTGCTGTTTCATCTGCTGATACAGACTTTTTAAAGAATGAAAGTTTTTTTGCAGGTTTAGTAGATACTTCGCCAAGAAGTTCTTCTGCTAATTTGTAGAGATTAACCTCTCCTGATTCAAGTGGTAAATCCCACAACTGTTCAACTGATAGAGAACCTCTAGCAGTTTGAAAACGTAACTTAGTTCTTGCAGCTTTTTCAAATATGTTGTTCATACTTATTCCTTTATTAAAATGTGATTTTGTAAGGTCTGTTATCCACCTTAAGAAATAACTCATTGCGTTGTGTGCTTGAGAAGCCCAACCCACTAAGTTGCTCCTTAGCTGGTGTACACTTCATCTTAGATGAAAGTACTTCAAACACTTTACGGTGAGGTCTTAGATCCTCAGATAAGAATTCATTATAGAATCCTCTAACTGGATCTGGATTGCTACAGCCGTCCAGCATAAAGAAGTAATGCTTGTTACCAATTGTTTGTCCATCCCAATGGTTTGGTGACAACATAATAGTTGATACCCTATGGTATTGTTTAGTATTCAGATTCCATTCAGTCTTTTGTGGAGTTGAACAAGGGAGTTTGTGGTTAATAGTAAATTCACCATTTTTTAGTGTTACTTCTGCTATTGTAATCCATTCATGGTCTTTAGTAGCTGGGTACACATATTCAAATTTTTGACCTGCAAATGCAATTTCAGCTCTACCTTTTCCTCCAGAACCTCTAAAACTCCAGTTATGAATTTTACAAGTATAAGTTCCTTTTGGCATTCTGTTAATGTCAGGAAAAGTTATGTTTTCTACAGGAATATAATTTGTAGGAGCAGCATCAATATAATCTACATCTTGAGTTCCACCAGAAGCACTATCAGTTCTTTGATTCCAGCCAACTCTTCTTCCAGTTACATTTGGACCTCCTCCACTAGAAGGTACAGTACAACCAGGCATAAACACGTGTAAGTCCATTAATGATTTGTTTGGTTCTAATTCATTCCAAGAATGAGTAAATCTAAATACTCCATCAACTCTGCCTCCAGCTTGTTGTACTCTTTGAGTTAAGTCTGAATCAGTCATTTCTCCAGCATAAGACCATGAGAAGTTGTTGTTCCACTTAAGCATGTTTGGTGCTTCAGGGTTAACAGGAGCTACTAAAGATACTAAGTTTGGTGTATGCTTGTTCTCGAGTAAAAGTTCAATAGATTTAGAATTAGGTAGTACTTTTTCTAGAAATTGTTCAATAGTAAGTTCAACTGCTTTTTTAGGTGCTTCAGTAGACTTACTTACAGTTGAGTCAAAAAGGTCATCAATTGAGTCCTGCATAACTGCTTGTGCACTTGCATCTGCAAATAATACATTGTTAACTGATACATCAACTAATTCAGCATGTCTTCTTGGTAAAGAGTCACGCAATCCTAATTCATCAATAGTTGCAACTGCTTGTTTTTTCATTCCTTCAGTAACTATAGCAGAAGTACGTTTGTAATTGCTTGGTGCAACTACTTGTTCATACTTAGTAACTGCTAATTCAAGTTCCATCCCTTCCTGAATATTGATAATTAATGAACCAATAGCAGAGTTACGTATCTTAGCTGGATAGTTCTTGTACTCAGTCCAGATAAATAGGTTCTTGTCACCTGCTTCATAAGCTTGCTTTGCTGCTAAGAACTTAGTAACAGTTGGTTGGAATTCAATTCCTTTGTATATTGTATCACACAAATCAATAACTGACTCAAGAGTCTCTACTGAGAATTCATCAAGAGCACGTTTGAATACAGATACAGTAGACTCAACTGAACCCACAGTTGCTGCTACATCCTGTGAGATAAATGCTTTGTCTACATCTGCGTAGAAATGCTCCCACTTGATGTTACCAGCTTCGTTCTCTTCAATGTTGTATTCTTTACCGACTAATGCTTCGTCAGTTAAAAATATTGATGTGATGTTTGCAGCATAAACAAGTTCATGCATTGTATTTGCTACGCCTTGGTAAGGTGCTGGTAAACCAGATACATTCCAAATTGTGTCCAAATTGCCTGCCTTGTTGATACCAACTAATGCGCCAAGTCTTTTTATAAAAGAATAGCACGTATTGCATTCATGAACTTTGCGTTCTCTGAAGATTGGGTTATCCTTAGCAGAATATGCTGCTTGATAAGTTGCCCATAATTGTTCTTTAGGAACATTAACTCTTAATAGAGTACCATTAGCTGAAAGTTCCAGGAACTTTTTGTTAATTGCATCTGCAAATACTTTGAAATCGTCCATTGTTTATCCTTATGAGATTACTTAATTACGGCCGTAGCTGGACCAGACTTTTTGACTCTGTTTAAATCATAGTTAACTTTTACAGGGTATGGATAAACTGTTACTTTAGATTCAACATAGTGAGGCTCTATATTTCCAGATGTGCCTAAACACATAACCCAAGTTGCTGCTGTGTTAGTTGAAGCAAATACCCCATTAGGTTCTGCTTGACCTACTGCTACTGCTCCACCAGATGTGCTTACATACATTCCTTGTAAAGGATTTGTTAAACTTGTGTCATAAGGTAATCCATATCCAATAGATGTGCAATCCCCTTCAATCATTCCATAATCACTACGCCATACTGAATGAGTAGATACTTTGTCATTTCTTAAATCATATAACTTGATTAGCAAATCTCTTTCTAATGACCAGTCATATGTTGGTACTGGTTGTGCTTTAGCATACTGAGATTGCTGACTTTGTGCTGCTTGTTGATCTTTCTTTTCTTGACTTGCTTTTCCACATCCTATTAAAAACATAGTCATTGCAACTAATATTAAAATTGATAAAACTTTTTTCATTTTGTACTCCTTATTTGTACTTCTAACATTGATTTTTGAGCTGCTAAATCTCTTCTTATTGCTGGGTCTTTTTCACCTGGTAATAAACTATTTATTGTAGCCAATTGTGCACGATAAGCAGCTATACGTTTGCTGTCACCTGCTTGTTTTTGGTATGATTGTTCAAACACTTTACGTTCCACTACTACTCCAGTAAATTTTCCCATATATCCTAGTATTGATAATGCACCAATTGTAATAATTGCTAATACTAGATAGAAAAACCACCATCCTGTAATTTCTTTTTTCATTACTTTGCCTTTTTGTTAAGTACTAAATCATCCAGAATTGTGCCTGGAGTTTTTGTTGATTGAGTATCTCCTGCTTTGAGATTTTTATAATACGCTGTTTCAGCATTTGTTTTGAATTTTGCTAAAGTATTTCTCATACTCTCCAATTCTCTAGTGACATATGGTATCTTATCATCAGGGATTGTTGCAAAAGCAAATGACATAGTTCCTGTTGGTAATGTTTTACCAAGCTTCCAAGTATTCTGGTATTTACCACACCACAGTTTAATTGTTATTGGGTTAACGAAACTCTGTTGAGCTAAAGTATTAATAAACCCATTTTGTTCTTTCTTAGTTTTGAAAGATTTGTTTAAAACTTGTTCTACAAGTTGACATTTTGTTGGTACATCTAGTCTTATATGAAGACCAGAAATTACTGCTGTTTTGTTCATGTTTTTTCCTTTAAATTGATTTCAATAAAATTGGTATTGCTTTGAGATACTTTTGCTTAGCATGGTCTGAGGGATTACACGCCAAGTTGTGAATTATGTCTGCTATTTTGATTTTAGTTGTTAGTTTATTGTAAGATAAATATATTATATATTTAG